GGACTATCTTGCGATGAGCCACTGTGTCAAGAGTGTGCCGACAATCGAAACAAGAAGTGGCGCGACAAACGATTGGGCGAACAGCCTCCACCCCTCACGGCGAGAGAGCTCACCATAGTTCCAACCCATGTCGGTCAACTGAAGACGCTCACCGCACAGGTCAAGAAAGGTTATATACCCCAGCGAGCGTAAATTTTCAAGCATCGACGTGATTGCGTTTTGACAGCCCTCCGCGCTCTTGCATACCACCGGCTGGGCTCCAGCCCGCTCGGTACTAAAAACAAAGAAGCCGTCAAACTGAACCACTCGATTTTGACTGATCTGTACCTCTCGTAACATTTGAAGAAATTGAGCGGTTTGTCGGGGGAGCGTTATGTTGCGCATACGAAACAACACCTTTCTGTAAAAACTCTGAGCAGTATACCACAAATATCAAAATTTGACAACGCAAGCCAGCGGATTATGTAAGGGTTGGGCCGCCAATAATTCAAACGCCCTACCGGCCCGTACCGATAGAGCGTCTGCCGCTTTTGTTCGCATTGTTTTGCTCCCCGCCCACGAATGGTGATCGGAGCGGGGGCATGGTTACGGGCCCATGCCGGACAATCCATCGTGACTTTCCGGGTTGCGGATCCCTTTTTGGCCAAATCGGCCGCAGCCCTCAGTTCACGAAGCGGCGCCACCCGCCGAATGGTGATCGGCGGCAACACCGAAATGCACGGGCGTACTCAAAAGTGCTTTCAAAGAACGACACTTCCTTTCTGCCTGTTTCATCAGGCGGCCCAATTCTAACATAATCCGCTGGAGATAACAACACAAAAGGAGACCACACCTTATGAAGAACCCAACCCAGAGAATCACCCTGGCCATCCGGCGGCGAACGAAGCCGCCGCGCTACAACCTGATCGGTACAGTGAAGATCACGCCGGACGCGGAGGTCGCGCTCCGGAAGCTGAACGAACAAACCGGACTGCCGATGCGGCAGATCGCTTCGTCGCTCATCACACAGGCCGCTGCCTGCGTCGATATCATCGAAGCGGATTAGAGGAGGCGCGGCTTATGCTCAAACCGTGTCCGTGCTGCGGAGCGGAGGCGTCTTTGCGCCGAACCGTGCAGCGCGTGGCCTATGTTATGTGCTCAAGATGCCGGTTACAGACGCCGTTCCTGCCAACGACCGAGGCGGCAGAGGCCGTCTGGAATCGGAGAACAACACCAAACCCCATTTCACAAAAGGAGGAAACCCCATGAAGTACAAAATAAACCTGGGCGGCAACACCCTGATCGTCGACATGCCGCATCCGCTGTCCGTTCTGCGAGACCTCGACCATCTGCGAGAACTCGACCAGATGTTCTCGCGCGCTCAGGCCGCGGAATCCGCCGCGCACCGGCAGACCGCAAAGCGCGCGCCGCAGCCGGTGATCGTCATCACCTCAGACGGCGTGACCACGACGGCGACCCGCCGCATCGGCAAGGCGATTCAGGCGACCGCTACCGCGAAATGCAACCCCGGCGACCGCTTCGACTTTGAAGAGGGAGCGCGCATCGCATTCGAGCGGCTCTGTGGCAGAGACCCGTTCCCGGATAATCAGAAGAGCCCAGCGACGCCGGAAGCCTACAACGGGCGCATGATTTGTGTAGAGTCTCCGTATCCGTGGTGGACGGTCGGCAAGATCTACGAGGTCCTGGACGGCCGCATCACGGCGAACGACGGCGACGTGTACCCCCCGCGGAGCAGAGCACCGTACCGCGACGCTGAGGACGCAAGACACGCAGGCGCGGCAGGAGGCACGGATGGCGATGCGCGCCACAACCGCCGGAATCTGTTCCTGCCGGTGGACAACGAAGGACGGCTGCTGGTATGAGCTCGGAATACTACACGGTTCCGGAGCTGGCAGCACGCTGGCGGTGCAGCGCCGATGTGGTGTATGACCTGCTGCGGCAGGGTAAGCTGCACGGCTTCAAGCTGGGCGCGTCATGGCGCATCACCGACGACGCCCGCATTCAGTACGAACAGACACCGACCCCGCAGGAGACCAATCTGCGCAGGCCGGTTCTGAAGATACAATAAGGAGGAAACCACATGAAAAACCGCGATGATCTCATCGCATGGGCGTGGTCAGAGCTCGACCGCGTGACCACTCAGGCGAGCCGGATCGACGACACGAGCTCGGAACGCTACGGCAAGGCGGTCGCTCTGGTTAACGACCTGCTGATCCTGACCTTCCCGCCGATGCCCTACGAACTCTCGCCGTGCGCTGCGCCGACCACGACGCCCGCCAAGGACGAGCCCAGACCCGGCGATGACTCCGGTGAGGATACCAAGGAGCCGGAAGCATCTACCGAGACCACCAAGGCCGAGGAGCCGGAAGCGCCCGCAGAGACGCCCACCTACACGCTGCCGCAGGTGCGCACAAAGCTGGCCGAGGCCAAGCGCAAGGGCATTGCGCTGCCGGAGCTGTTTCAGGAGTTCGGCGCAAGCAGCATCATGAGTGTGCCGTCCACCGACTACGGCGCGCTGATGGCGCGAGTGGCTGAGCTGCTGGAGAGCGTGGAGTAATGCGCGCACACGCGATTTTATCCCCGTCCGCGTCCAAGCGCTGGATGGCCTGCCCACCGAGCGCACGACTGGAGGAGAAGCTGCACGACCGCTTTGGCGAGCAGTCATCCCCGTTTGCGGCGGAGGGTACGAAAGCGCACGCCGTCGCGGAGCTGAAGCTGCTGCGCGAGAAGGGGCGGCTCGGGGATGCAGACGGAATCAATCAGTTCAACTATGACGCCCGTCTGAAAGCACTCGGCGACGTGAGCAAGGAGATGCACCAGGCGACCGACTTGTATGTGGACATCGTCATGGAGAAGCTGTTCGCCGCCAGACGCACCTGCCCGGACGCCAAACTTTTCGTAGAGCAGCGGCTGGACATGGCGCGATGGGTTCCCGGCTGCTTCGGAACGAGCGATGCTGTGGTCGTGTCCGACGAGATCCTCAACGTGTGCGACTACAAAAACGGGTCCGGTGTGCGGGTCAACGCGCAGGAAAACCCGCAGGCTCGCTGCTATGGGCTGGGCGCGATCGACGCATTCGGCGATCTGTACGGATTCCAAACCGTGCGCAACACCATCATCCAGCCCATGCTTGACCACGTGACGGAAGAACAGCTCTCTCGCACGGAGCTGCTGACATGGGCGGATACCGAGCTTGCTCCCAAGGCGCAGCTTGCATGGCGCGGGGAGGGAGACTTCTGCCCCGGAGAACACTGCCGCTTCTGCGCTGCGCGCGCGATTTGCTACGCCCGGGCAACGCAGGCGATGAAGCTGTTTCAAAACGGCATGGATGCTCCGGCAGTGCTGCCGGACTCCGAGATCCCGCAGATGCTCGCGATGGCGGACGACGCGATCACATGGCTGGGCGAGCTGAAGACATACGCCCTGCGGCAGGCGCTCAAAGGACAGCGCTGGCCGGGGTACAAGCTGGTGCACGGGAAGCGCCCGAGACGCGCATGGCGCAACGAGGAGTCCGCCCGCGAGCAGCTCATCCGCGCCGGGTACAAACCGGAGCAGTTCGAAGAGCACAAGCTCAAGAGCGCCGCTGCTGTGGAGAAACTCATCGGCAAGACCGCGTTCGACGTGCTGCTCAAAGACCAGACCGTTCAGGGCGAAGGCGCGCTGATCCTCGCCCCGGAAACGGACGGCCGTCCGGAGTATTCCACGGCCGACATTGACTTCCGTGACATGGGAAGTCCCAACAACTCAAACAACATTGAATGAAAAGGAGATCACACAATGGCTAAGTTTAACAAGAAGATCAAGGACACCTGCGTTCGTCTCGGAGAGGTTCGTTTCAGCTATACGGCGGTGTTTCAGCCGAAGAAAAACGACGACGGTACGCCCTCGAAGTACGGCGTGTGCATCATCATCCCGAAGGAGGACACCGAGACCGTGAACCTCGTGAAGGAAGCGATCGACGCTGCGAAGCAGCGCGGCAAGATGGAGAAGTGGGGCGGCAAAATCCCGGCCAACGTCAAGAGCTGTCTGCGCGACGGCGACATCGACCGCGAGGACGACGAGGCCTTCGCCGGATGCTACTTCCTCAACGCCAACAGCCGCAACAAGCCCGGCGTCAAGGTGCTGGAGGACGGTATCGTATCCGATGCGCTGGACGAGGAGGACTTCTACTCCGGCTGCTATGGCGCAGTGACGCTCGACTTCTTCCCGTATGAGAGCTCCGGCAACAAGGGCGTCGGCGCAGGTCTGAACAACGTCATCAAGACGCGCGACGGCGATCGTCTGTCCGGCGGCCGCAGCGCTGATGAAGACTTCGCCGACCTCGGCACCTGCTGAGACCCATGGAGAGAACGCTCTCGATCGACCTCGAGACCTACTCCGAGATCGACATCGCAAAGTGCGGATCCTTCCGGTACATAGACGACGAGAGCTTTGAGATCCTGCTGCTGGGCTACGCCTTTGACGACGAGCCGGTAACGGTGATCGACCTCACGGCCGACGAGGAAGTCCCCGCGGATTTCCTCGCCGCGCTGTATGACTCGGAAGTGACAAAGACCGCATGGAACTGCGCGTTCGAGCGCTTCGGCCTGTGGAAACACTTCGGCCGATACTGCCCGCCGGAGCAATGGAGCGACACGATGATCCTCTCCGCCGTGTGCGGGCTGCCGCTGGGGCTCGGAGAGGCGGGCAAGGCGCTGCGGCTGGAGGCGGACGAGGCGAAAGACCGAGAGGGCAAGGCGCTGATCCGCTACTTCTGCTCACCCTGCCGACCGACAAAGGTCAACGGCGGGCGCACCCGCAACCTGCCGACGGACGCCCCGGACAAGTGGGCGCAGTTCATCGAATACAACCGGCAGGACGTCGTGGCCGAGCGGACGATCCGCAAACGGCTGCTGCGCTGGGAGCCGGACTCGCTGGAGCACCGATTCTGGTGTCTGGACGCCCGGATCAACGAGCGGGGGATGCGCGTCGACCGCGGGCTAGTACACAACGCGATCGCTATGGACGCACGCTACAAGGCCGAGCTGACCAAGCAGGCCGTCGCAATCAGCGGACTGGAAAACCCGAACTCAGTCGCGCAGATCAAGCAATGGCTGCTGGAGCAGGAGGGCATCGAGGTGCCGTCCCTAAACAAGAAGGTCGTGGCCGAGGTCGTGTCTCAGCTCAACGGCGAGCGCGCGAAGCAATTCATGGCGCTGCGCACGAGGCTGGCAAAGTCCTCGACGAAGAAGTACGAAGCGATGGAGCGCTCCGCCTGCGCCGATGCACACATCAAGGGTTGCTTTCAATTCTACGGCGCAAACCGAACCGGGCGTTTCGCCGGGCGGCTGGTGCAGCTACAAAACCTGCCGCAGAACCACATGGAAGATCTGGCGGTTGCCCGGTCTCTGGTACGGGACAACGATTACGAGACGGTACGACTGCTATATGACAGCGTCTCCGATACCCTCTCCGAACTGATTCGTACTGCGCTCATACCAGAGCCCGGCCACCGCTTTATCGTAGCAGACTTCTCCGCTATCGAGGCGCGTGTGATCGCGTGGATCGCGGGGGAGCAATGGCGGCTCGATGTTTTCCGAAACGGCGGCGACATTTACTGTGCTTCCGCCTCGCAGATGTTCCACGTCCCGGTTGTCAAGCATGGCGAGAACGGCCACCTGCGGCAGAAGGGCAAGATCGCCGAGCTCGCACTCGGCTACGGCGGCGGCGCGAACGCGCTCAAGGCTTTCGGCGCGGACAAGATGGGCATGACCGAGGAGGAGATGGTAAACACCGTCGACCTCTGGCGGGAGGCAAGCCCACGCGTATGCGCACTGTGGCGCGCGCTGGAGCGCGCCGCGATCCGCTGCGTGGCACACAAGACACCGCAGGTATCTGCAATCGGCGGCATCCGCTTCGAGATGGAATGCGGCATCCTGTGGATGACGCTGCCGTCCGGACGGCGCATCGCCTACTACGGCGCTGAATACGGCCCGAGCAGGTTTCACCGCGACCGGCGCGCGCTCAGCTATATGGGCGTCGACCAGAAGACAAAACGCTGGGGGCGCGTGGAAACATGGGGCGGTAAGCTCGCCGAGAATGTCACCCAAGCGACCGCGCGCGACTGCCTGCGCGACACGATGCTGGCGCTGGAAGATGCCGGGTACGACATCCGGGCGCATGTCCACGACGAGGTGATCATCTCCGAGCCGCGAGACGGGCGAACGGTGGAGGACGTGTCGGCCATCATGGGGCGCGAGCTCCCGTGGGCGACCGGACTTCCGCTGCGGGGTGACGGCTACGCCTGCGACTTCTACATGAAAGACTGAGGTATCTGTCATGAACGACTTTGACTACGACGCAATGCAAAAGAAACGCCTCGCTCGCAGCGACCGCTGCCGGAAGCGCAGCACACGTAAATGCACGCTGCCGAGCGACTATCTGACACCAACTGAACGCAAACGGAGGAACGGTGAAATGAAAACCTACAACCTGTCGAAACCCATGACCTACGCCGAGTTTCTGGCGATGCCGGACGACCTGCAAGCGCAGTATCTGCGCAGCCTGCGGTGGCGCTTCGGCGCATCGGACAAGCGAATCGCCGAGATGATGGGCGTGTCCCACCCGGTCATCAAAAAGCACCGGGATCGTCTGGGCATCCGGATCGCGCCGGGAACGCGCCTGCCGCAGACGGATCTGAACAAAGAGGAATGGACGACGTGGGTCAACGGCGGGCAGGTCTCGATGACACCCCTCGCCGCGCGACCCGAGGATGCGTCTGAAACAGATGCCGACCCGGAAGGCGAGCATGATCCCCCGAAGACCGAACCCGCGCCGGTACCCCGGCAGACCCCGATGGTAACGGGCGGGAGCTTCACGGCCACGGGTTCGGCAGGCGCGACGGCGCAGATGCTGGCGCACCTGTTCGAGGGCGATCCGCGCGAGGTGACATTCACCCTTACGTTTACGTACACGGAGGTGTCACGGTGAGGCGCGCGGCGGACAAGCGCAGGCTGGCGCTGGCGCTCTTGCTCTGGGCGATCGTGGTCACGCTCTGGGTGCGGCATATGCTGCCCGGCGAGAAAGCGGAGACGATGTACCTCGGCGCGGCGGTCTCGACCGTAAACGAGATGCCCCTCCCGGCGCAGACCCCGGCGGCGACACCGGAGCCTGCGCCGACACCCCGGCCGCCGGAGAGCGATGCGGTCTATCTGGCGCAATGCCTGTGGGGCGAAGCGCGGGGCGTCCCGAGTCAGACGGAGAAGGCGGCGGTGGTCTGGTGCGTGCTCAATCGCGTAGACCACCCCGGCTTCCCGGACACCATCCACGGCGTGCTCTCCGCGCCCAATCAGTTTCTCGGCTTCTCCGAGCGATTCCCGGTCGATCCTGAGCTGCTCGCACTGGCGCAGGACGTACTCGACCGCTGGCGCGCGGAGACCGCCGGAGCTGACGATGTGGGCAGGGTGCTGCCGAAAGACTATCTGTGGTTCTCCGCCGACGGCCATGGCCACAACGCTTTCCGGGCGACGTTCCGGCAGAGCGCGGCCTGGCAGTGGACGGCGGAGAGCCCGTACCCCACTTGAATACGAAAGGAGATCACACAATGCACAACCCCTTTGGAGACAGATCGGCCGCTGAGATTTGGGAGCTGGTGAAAGAATGGCTCTGGCGTATCTTCGCCCCGAGAGCGTATGCCGACCTCTGGCAGCGGTATCAGTACCTGCGCCGGGTAATGGACGAGCGCGACGAGGAGTATGAGACCGACATCACGGACGCCGACCTGCGCATCAAAGAGCTGGAGGCCCGCTGCGCCGCGCTGCAAGCGCTGAGGTTCACGGGCAACCTATGAACTACGAACCGAGACGGCACCAGAGGCTCGCAGAGGAATTCTGCATGACGCACAGCCACGCCGGGCTTCTGCTGGACATGGGGCTCGGCAAGACGGTCGTCACGCTGACGGTGTTGCACCGGCTGCTGTATGACGAGTTTGCGCTGAACAAAGCGCTGGTGATCGCCCCGAAGCGCGTGGCCGAGGACACATGGAGCCGCGAGGCGGAAAAGTGGGATCACCTGTCCGACCTGCGTGTGGTGAAGGTCCTCGGGTCAGCCAAGCAGCGTGAGGCCGCCCTCCGACAGGACGGCGACGTGTACGTCATCAACCGGGAGAACGTCGTGTGGCTGGTCGAGACGCTCGGCGGCCACTGGCCGTTCGACGGGATCGTGATCGACGAGCTGTCGAGCTTTAAGTCCTCACGCTCCAAACGCTGGCGCGCGCTGCGGCGCGTGGTCGGATGCGCGAACTACGTCTACGGCCTGACCGGCACGCCTGCACCCGGCGGCTACATCGACCTGTGGCCGGAGATGTACCTGCTCGACCGGGGACAGCGCCTCGGGCGGACGCTGGGCGAGTACCGCAACACATACTTTAACCCCGGAGCACACAAGGGGCACATCGTCTACGAGTGGAGGCTCAAGCGAGGAGCAAAAGAACGCATCGACGCCAAGCTCGCAGACCTGTGCCTGTCCATGAGCAAGGAGGACTGGCTGGATCTGCCCGAGCGCACCTACAACACGATTCCCGTGGCGCTCACGGCCGGAGCGCGCAAGCTCTACGACCAATTTCAGCGCGAGAAGATCCTGCCGCTGCTGCGGCAGGATGACGGCCTGCATCTGGCCGAGAGCGACGACGCGGCGAACTGCGACTCGGCAGTCATCGGCGACATGGCGGCGCAGGTCTCCGGCAAGCTGCTTCAGATGGCGAACGGCGCCGTGTACGATGACGGCGGCGAGGTGTTTCACATCCACGACGCCAAGCTGGAGGCGCTCGAAGAGCTGGCGGACACAAACCCCGGGCAGCCTCTACTCGTGTTCTACACCTATAAACACGACCTGAGCCGCATTCAGACGCGGTTTCCCGGGGCGGTGCAGATACGAGACAGCGAGACGATCCGCGACTGGAACGACGGGCGGATACCCATGCTGCTCTGCCACCCGGCCAGCGCCGGGCACGGGCTGAACCTGCAAGCGGGCGGGCACATCATCGTATGGTTTGGCCTGCCGTGGTCGCTGGAGTTATATCAGCAGGCAAACGACCGCCTGCACCGCATGGGGCAGACGCAGGGCGTGATCGTGCACCATCTGGTCGCACAGGGCACACTGGACGAGCGCGTCATGTCCGTGCTGGCCGGGAAGCAGGCAACACAAAAGAGCCTGCTTGATGCCCTGAAATCTTACGTTGAGGAGGAACTGGCATGATTACTACGAACACCACGCCAACCGGCGAGCCTGACCGCGGGATCATCGCCGTAGACTTCGACGGCTGCCTGTGTGACAGCCACTGGCCGGAGCTGGGCGAGCCGATCCCGGAGGTGCTGGCCGAGATCAAACACCGGCAGCGAACCGGATGCCGCATCATCCTTTGGACGTGCCGCTGCGGCGAGCAACTGGCCGCGGCCGTGGACTGGTGCGCCGCACATGGTCTGCACTTCGACGCGGTGAATGACAATCTGCCGGAGATCAAGGCCGCGTATGGCTGCGAGTCGCGCAAGATCACGGCCGACGAATACTGGGACGACCGGGCTGTCCGGCGCGGACGCTGCCCGGGTGAACCGGCATGAACCGAGCGGACTACCAGAGCCTCCGGGACTTCCTCGGCAGCGTCCGGCACGCACGGCTGGAGCAGGAGCGCCTGACCGAGCGCGTGCTGGAGCTGGAGGCACAATGCACCCGGCTGACGGCGCAGATGCGGCAGACGCCAGGAGGCGGAGCGACCGACGCGCAAATGCAGTGGGCCAGTCTGGCGGATGAACGCCGCCGCCTGACCAGACAGATGTATCGCGCGCAGCGGCAAGAGCGAGAGGTGCAAAACCTGATCGACCGGGTGCGGCCGGAGCTGTACCGGGACATCCTGACGCTGCGCTATATCGACCTGCGGAGCTGGCCGGAGACTGCTGAGATCATGGCCAGAACCGGAGGCCCGCAATCTGAACGACACCTACAACGCCTACACGGCGCGGCGCTGCAAGCCGCGCAGAGACTGTGGGACGAAGAAATCTGAGAGGAGATAAAACTATGAACTCTGTACCGAACTTTACCCTGCGGCGCGACGCAGACGGCTATGTGCTGCACACCGATGACGGAAAAGACGGCTGCTTCCCGACGCTGGGCGCGGCGCTCGACAGTCTGAGAGCGCAGGGGTGTGCCGCCCCCGCCACCACGAGAGAGCAGGTGCTCTCAGCCGCGCGTGCCTGCGTGTGCGGCGACCGCGAGCAGGACTACGGCTCACCGGAGAATAACTTCCGCACGATCGCGAGCCTCTGGAACAGCTATCTCTATGGCGCCGGGCTGATGGAGAACCCGACTCCGCATGTGTGGAAGGGGCTCAAGCCGAAAGACGTGGCGGCCATGCTGGCGCTGCTGAAGGTAGCCCGCATCGCGGGAAACCGACCGAAGCAGGACAACTGGATCGACCTCGCGGGCTATGCGGCCTGCGGCGCGGAACTGGAGCTGAGCGATGCGATCTGAGCTGCTGGGCGTGAAAGGAAGCTGGCGCGAGGTGGTGGATGACTGCCGCGCGACCGTGGGCAAGGAGAGCCTCGGCCACGAGCCGAGCGAAAAATTCAAGCGCTCAATCTTGATTGCCGAGCACAGCCCGATCCGTGACCTCCGCGTGCGCTGGCGCTGGCGCGACATCCCGAGCTGGGTTGCCACGCACTGGTCACGGCATAAGTGGGAGTGCTTCATCCGCACGCAGCGAAGCGACCGCACAGGTGTGCTGCGCGGCGAGCTGCCGCAGAAGGCGCCGGTCACGTTCACCGGAGAAGCGAACGCGCAGAATCTGATCGACACATGGCGCAAGCGGCTGTGTTATCAGGCCTCATCGGAGACCCGGCATTACGCAGAGGACTTCAAGGCGGCGCTGCACGATACCGAGCCGGAGCTGAGCGACGTGCTTGTGCCGAACTGCGTGTATCGCGGTGGCTGCCCGGAGCTGTTGCCCTGCGGATTCTGGGAGCACTTTTGCCCGGCCGAAGGCACGATTCAAGACCGATACGACCAGTATAACGCCCTGTTCTGGGCGCGGGCGGACACGGAGGTAGACGCATGAGAGACCTCGGCTTCGAGCCGCCGCTGGAGCAAAAGCCTGATCGGCCGCGGCTATGCCCGATGTGCGGGGAGGAGACGGAGAGCGTATACAAAGACCGCTGGGGGCGTATCGTCGGCTGCCCCGGCTGCGTAGAGGAGGTAGACGAATGGCCGGAGTGACAGGTGACACCTACTTCCGGGGCGGCATCCCGCAGAGTCGATACTGCGGCGGCTGCGCGCACTATCAGCGGCTGTGTGCAAGTGACTCGCACAGTGTCAGCGGGGCGCGGGTATGTCTGTACATACTGGACATGAACCACTCGCGCGGCTGTGCGGCCGGGCCCGGCTGCAAGCACTGGATCAGCGCGGAGGACTGGGCGAAGACCCCGATCGGGAGAACTGTGATACGCGAACGCAAACGGCGCGGCCACGGAAAAGGCGGCCGCCGGAAGGAGGAGACAAAGGCATGACCATTCAGGAGATTTGCAGAAGCGTGGAGGATCTGCTGCGTGACGACAAGGGCGGAACGAATTTCTCTCCGGCCGCGCGTTACGCCGTCCGTATGCTGCTGGACTACGCCGAGCGGGCGGCCGCGCTCGAGGCCTCCGGGCAGGACAAGGACGCGCGGATCACCGAGCAGGAGAAGATGATCGCCGACCTGAACCAGCAGGTCAGCTTCCTGCGGATGACACTGTATGATGCGGGGGTGTGAGGATGGACGGTAATTGCGTAAAATTACCGCGTGAGGAGGAGAAGTAAATGGATGCTGTGAAATTTGTTGAGGAACGCAGAAGAATGTTTGCTGTGTCAGCGGGGACGAAGTATAGCTTGTTCGACATGAATACTAGCGCTGAGGACGTTGTAAAAGAGGTCGAGGAATGGTCTGCCGCGCACCCGCGCAAGACGCGGCAGAGCGTGTTTCTGAAGCAGTTTCCGAACGCAAAAACTGTAGAGGGAGCTTTGGCAATTTGCCCATACAATTTAGGTTTAGTTGATAAGTGCAAAAGTGAGCTAGGGAGACTTTGCTTTGACTGCCGCCGCGAGTTCTGGATGCAGGAGATAGAGTGATGGATTTGCTGTGTATACTTGCAATCTACATGGCCGCTTTGATCTGCATTGTGCTGACACTCTTTACGAGCGTGGTGATGTACGAATTTCTCACGGCCGCCTACGATGTGGTGAGCGACTGGGTACGGAATCTGAAATGGAAGTGTCGCAACGCCAGAAGGAGGAGAAAATGATCGAAAGAAAATACTACCTTGCGAAACCGAACCCGGTTGAGGCAATTCGCCTGACGCCCGATGTCGTGGCCTTGATCGCGGACACATCCGATGTGGCGCACGAACTGCTGTTGACCGGGCAGGCGCTCTATCAGGATGAAGACGATCGGATTTTCCAGATTCGGACGGGGGACTATCTCGTCAAGACTGGCGCGGATGCGTTCATTCCGATTCCGCCGGAGCTGTTCGAGCGGGCATACGACCGGCTGGAGCAGGAACCGGCGACCTGGGTGAGGTACAGCACATCTATGATGGCGTGCTCCCGGTGTGGGCGGCATACGGCGAGACATCGGTTCGAATACTGCCCGCACTGTGGAGCGCCGATGCGCGAGCGGAAGGAGGAATAACCATGCCGAGACGAGCAAAGCCAGCGCCCTCCGGCCGATCATGCAGAGAGTGTATCCATGAGTGGGCGTGCGTCATGCAATGCGACGGGAACCCGATGGCGCCCGGCAATGCGACGCACTGCGCCTGCTATGAGAACCTGCGTGGAAGCAACGCCTACTTCCTCGGTGTGATCGCCGGGCGCAAGGAGGCCATGCAAGAAGGAGGAGAAAGCAATGGCTGAATACATAAACGAAACGGAAGTGCTGCAGAGAGCGCTGGACACCTACGGCTCTTTTTTGCAGATTGCTGTGATGATGGAGGAAATGAGCGAGTTACAGAAAGAGCTGTGCAAGTACCTGCGTGGAAAATACTCGCTGGCAAACATCGCCGAGGAGATCGCCGACGTGGAGATCATGATCGAGCAAATGAAGATGCTGTTTTGCTGCGCAGACGATGTGCACAAGGTTCGCAGAAGAAAAGTGGAGCGGCTGAAAGAGAGGCTGGACAATGGCTGAATACATTGAGCGAGAAGCATTGCAAGCCGCGCTGATGCGTAAGCGGTGCGGGGTTGCCAATCAACGGTACACCGAGGGCTGGAACGATTGCTTGCTGCGGGTAAAAAGCATGGTGAGCAATGCCCACGCCGCCGACGCTGCGCCGGTGGTGCATGGACAGTGGATTATCGGTGTTGATAATGACGACTTTGATGTAAAATGCTCAAAATGTGAATGGGCTGATATCTTTGAAGTCGCCGGAATCGCCGCTGTGGAAAGAATCGCTAAAGCCATGCATTATTGCCCGAACTGCGGTGCTCGAATGGACGGTGACGAAAATGGCTGAATACATCAAGCGAGAAGCGGCACTGCATGAGATCGAACGGCGTAAAGCGCTTATGGTTGGAGACAAGCGCGTTTCTGTTGATGCGATGAAGTCTTTTATCAAAAATCGCCCAGCCGCCGATGTTGCGCCGGTGGTGCATGGACGGTGGGTAAAGCATTATCGAAGCGGAACGACTGTTGCCGAGGGGTATGTATCAACGTGCTGCGATATGTGGAACAACCGTAAGAGCGATTATTGCCCCAACTGCGGCGCGAAGATGGATGGTGATAGTGATGGCTGAATGCGTTGAACGGGATGCGGCGCTTGCAGCGGCCCATTTTGCGACGCGAGGATGGCCGGTGGGCTGGATCAGCGTCAAAGATAGGCTGCCGAAGCCGGAAACCGAAGTTCTGGCGGTATGTGTGAGGAACGGCTACCGCTTCATCTGCCCCGTGATTTATGAGACTGGAACCACACTAACGCAAGACAGCGTATGGAACTGGTACGAGTTGGACAATTACGGGACGTACAGCGAAGAAAACGATGATTACTTTGTCCCTGAAGGCTGGTGGGAAACTCGGCAGTTTACGCCGGATGACGTATACAATAATCACGTGGACTGCGCCGTCACGCACTGGATGCCGCTGCCGGAACCGCCGGAAGAGGTGCAGGGGGAATGAGTGAAAGACAAGAACACCGTCAGCGCCTTAACGCCAGAATTGCATACGCCGCCGCTATTGAGCGATGGGCGAAGAATCAGCCGCCACGCATTCGGTTCTTTGCCATCAGACGCTGGCTGAAAGAGATGCCGAGAAAGGAGAATTTTTATGCGGCTGATTGATGCAAACAACGCACTGGAATTGTTCCTGGCGGAGTACCAGAATACGGAAAATCTAATAAAGCAAGGCGAAAAGCAGCTTGATAGCCTTGCAGAGGGGTACACGGAAGCGGCGCACATAATCAAGCACATTTCGCCAACCGTGGATGCGGTGCCGGTGGTGCGGTGCGAAGACTGCATGTTTTGGGAATCCGGCGAGAATGAATGCAAAAGCTGGGAATGGTGCAGGACGCTGCATTGCGATATGCCGCCTCACGCTTTCTGCAATTTCGGCGTGCGAAAGGATGATCTGCCCGATGACGCTTAAAGAGGCAAATGCCTGCGTAGAGCAGCACCACAGTCATACCGCGGCCTCATGGTATGCCTGGTATGACTGCGACGCCCGATGCCCGTGGCGGACGCCGAACGGCTGCCGGGCGGATGCACTGGAGCTGCAGCCCAGCGCGGCATACGGAACGAACTGCCGGAGGCGGCGGCTCCGGAGACGAAAGAAGGAGGACACACCGAATGCTTGAATTGACAGACACACAGTGGGCGGCGCTGCAAAGCGGCGCCTGCCCGCCGTTTCAGGGACTGAACTCCCTGGAGCGCGACTGCGTGGACGCGGGTAATATCTACCCGAACACCGTCTGCGCGGAGTGCTGGGAGAAATGGCTGGAGAGCACAAAGGAGGCGGAATGAATGACAACGCTATATGAGGACTGGCGGAACGTGAAGCGTGAGCTCGGCCGGATGGTCAACCGCATGGAAAACAGCGCTCGCGCGGCGGAATCCGTGGAGGATGTGCGGCAGCGGGAGTATGCACGCGGACGACGAGATGGACAGGCGGAGGCCAGGCACGACTACTGCAACGGGTGCGGGAAGCAGGAATTCTATGATGCCTGCAACGGCTACTACCGGCTGATCTGGATGTTCCTGTCACTGGACAGCCCCGACCGCGAGATCGTGCGCACCGTCGTGGAGCGGCTGGCAGCGGCGCGGGAGGAGGCGAGCACATGACCCCGGAGGCAAAGCAGACGGGCCCGACCTGCCCCTACGCCGTGCAGAGCCGGACGGTCACGCAGACGCACTATGACTATGACGAGAACGGCAACGCGGTGTTTACGCAGACCGTTGAGGTCATCGCAACGGACTTCGTGCCCTGCACGCGGGAGCGCTGCGGGGCATGGTACGCCGAAGACCCGCGCGAGCTGCCGGGCGGAGGGTACTGCACCTATGGATGAAACACATGAAGATTGCAACAGCCGGTAGCCGGACGAGCCGCCGGTGGAAAACGATAGACGTGAGCTGGGACTGGCTGCTCGAACGGCTGCGCACACCCAAGCGCACGGGCGAGACGATGCGCGAATACCGGAGCATGAGCCGGGACGAGCAGAGCGCGCGCAAGGACGTGGGCGGATTCGTCGGCGGGGCGCTGAACGGCGGACGGCGCACGGCCGCAGCGGTGACGGAGCGGTGGCTGGTGACGCTCGACGCCGACGCCGCCAGCCCGGGGGACTGGGACAACTTCACGGCGCTGTGGGACTGCCGCGCGTGCCTGTACTCCACGCACTCACACACGCCCGAAGCGCCGCGCCTGCGCTGGGTCATCCCGCTGCGCAGAGCCGTGACCCCGGAGGAATACCCGGCCGTGGCGCGCAAGGTGGCCGAGTGGATCGACATCGAGCAGATGGACCCAACGACCTACCAGCCGGAGCGGCTAATGTACTGGCCGAGCTGCCCGGAGGACGGGGAGTACGTATTCCGCGAGCAGGACGGCCCGGTCCTCGACCCCGACAGCGTGCTGGCAGAGTACGGGGCAGGGGGCGCATGGCGAGACGCGAGCCTGTGGCCGATCAGCGAGAAGGAGACGACCGTGGTGCTGCGCGAGGCCAGACGGCAGGGCGACCCGGAGACCAAGCCCGGTATCGTCGGCAAGTTCTGCCGGGCGTTCGACATCGACGCTGCCATCGAGCGCTTCCTGCCCGACGTGTACACACCATGCGAGCTGCCGAGCGGGCAGCCGCGCTATACCTACGTGGCCGGGAGCAGCAGCGGCGGCGCGGTCGTGTACGAGGACGGCAAGTTCCTCTACTCCCACCACGCGACCGACCCGGCGGGCGGGATGCTGTGCAACGCCTTCGACCTCGTGCGCGTGCATAAGTTCGGCGAGATGGACGCCGACTGCCAGCAGCAGGAGATCACCCGCCGCCCGAGCTATCAGGCCATGTGCGCGTTCGTGACCGGAGACGAGGCCTGCCGCCGCGCCTTCCTCGCCGAGCACCTCGCCGAGGCAGACGCAGACTTCGCCGATATGGGCGAGGTGGCCGGGCGAGACAGGCCGGACGCGGCGCAGGCAGGCACACCGGAGCAAACGGCCGCAGGCGCGCAGGCAGACACGGCCGCAGGCACACACGCGCCCGCGCAAGAGCAAGAGCAAACGCCGGACGACACCTGGCTGGCGGAGCTGGGTGTGAACCGCAAGACCGGTGAGGCGGACTCCACGATTACGAACGCGGCGCTCATCCTGCGCAACGACCCGAGGCTGCGCGGCGCGTTCGCCATCAACCAGTTCTCGATGCGGCCGGTCGTGCGGCGCGATCTGCCGTGGCGGCGGGCAAAAGACGGCGACCTGTGGGAGGATGCCGACGATGCGAACCTGCTGCTGTACATGGAGCAGACGTGGCGGCTCGTCGGGGAGAACAAGATCCGCAACGCCTGGACGGTCGTCGCAAACGAGAACGCCTACCACCCCGTGCGGGAATACCTCGACGGGCTGTGCTGGGACGGCACGGAGCGCCTCGACACCCTGCTCGTGCGCTACATGGGCGCGGAGGACACACCCTATACCCGCGCCGTCACGCGCAAGTGGATGACCGCCGCCGTCAAGCGCATGTATCAGCCGGGCTGCAAGTTCGACGCGATGCTGGTACTCGTCGGCGCGCAGGGGATCGGCAAGTCCCGCCTCGCCGCGATCCTGTCGCGCGGATGGTTCACCGACAGCCTGACGTGCATGGACGGCAAGGAGGCGTATGAGGCCATCCGGGGCTCGTGGATCATCGAGGTCGCCGAGCTTGCGGCCGCGCGCAGGAGCGAGCAGGAGGCGCAGAAGAAGTTCATCTCCTCGCAGGTCGACACCTACCGCCCCGCCTACGGACGCAACGTCGTGTCGCTGCCGAGGCAGTGCGTGTTTTACGGCAGCACGAACGACATGGAGCCACTCAAGGACGACACCGGCGCGCGCCGGTACTGGCCGGTGCTGTGCGCGGGCGTTAACCACGGGCAGCACATCGGGCTGGAGGAAGAGGTCGATCAGCTCTGGGCGGAGGCCGTCGTGCGCTACCGCGCGGGGGAGACCCTATGGCTGGACGACCGCGCTGTTGCGGAGGAGGCGCAGGCTGCGCAGGAGATGATGACCGTGCAGGACACCGCGCTCGGCGAGCTGATGGAATACCTCGACACGCTGCTGCCGGATAACTGGGAGAGCCGCACGCCGGAGGAGCGCCGCGCCTATATCTGGGGCGACACGCTCGACGACCACGCTGCCGCGACGCACCTGCGCACCTGCGTGAGCGCCGTGGAGGTGCGTGTGGAGCTGCTCGGCGAACCGCGCGTGACCTTCAAGCGAGACCCAGTCAGCGCGGGGATCCTGTCGGCGCTGAACCGCGCGCCCGGTTGGACGAAGGGCAAAAAGCGGATCAGAATCCGGGGCTACGGCGCGCAGTGGGTGTACTATCGCGACGGTTACGCGCCGGACGAGGAGGACGGAACGGGCGAAATGTCCACGACTGACGGACACTTTTCCGACTGAATCACCGGGCCGGGGAGGGCGAAACGCGCGCTGCGTGCCGCCCTCTTTGCGCGCGGGCGAGCAGGATTTTGGTAAGAGCGCTCTAACGTGTTTACAATTTGGACATATGTAAGAAGATGGTGTTAAAAAATGTTTACAAGTTTTTGCGGATTATTGGAACATTGGAACACTTTATTAGACATCTGGTCGCGTATCGTACACCGACGGATTATTGGAACACGGATTGTCACAGGATTGGAACAGCCTCAAAGCATTGGTATCTCTACGTTTTTTATTACCTGTTCCAATGTTCCAATAAAATAGCTAAAAAGACCTAAATGAAAAAAATAAAAAACGAGAAGATGAAAATAAAACAAAGCGCAATAAAGTTATAGAAAACTTCTCAAGAACACGTTTTCGGAACAGGGGGTGAGGAAGATGATTTTGGAGCGAGACGTGGAGTCGCGGCTCGGGAAATGTGTGCGGGACGCGGACGGCATGTGCGTGAAGTTCGTGCCCGATGCGATGGCCGGAATGCCCGATCGGATCGTGATGCTGCCCGGCGGTGTGCTGGTATGGGTCGAGCTCAAGCGCCCGAGCGGCGGCGTGCTCTCGGCCCGGCAGAAGTATCGCCACGCGCAGTTGCGTCGCCTCGGCCAGCGTGTCGCCGTGTGTTGGTCAGATGCCGACGTGGATCGCCTGCTCGACGAGCTGACCTGCGGCCGCGCGTGAGTGTGCATACGCCCCTGCGGCCGCGCGTATATGCGTGCGTGCGTGCGAGCGGGCGTACCCGTGCCCCCGCGCGGGAGAAAAAGAAAACCGCCCTGCACCAGATCGGTGCAGGGCGGTTCGGCGTTGTTCGGCGTTTCGGCGCCCTCCGGTGCGAGCGGTGGGCGGCGCGGTGGACGAGCGGGATGCCCGTCAAATGCCGAACAGGCGGAGGATGCGCTCGAGGATCTCCGGGGCCAGTATGATCCCCAGAAAGCCCGCGAGCAGGCGGATGTCGTCGCGTGTGAGGTGCTTCATGCGTCCGCCTCCTCGAGGTCGTAGGGGTCGAGGGGCGTGATGCCCATCGCCTTGCGGGCGGCGTAGCCCCAGCGTTCGGGGTCGGTCAGCTCGCCGTTCGCGAGGCGGATGGGGTCGTCCTGCGCGGCGATCTCCTCGTACAGGCTCTCGACCGTGGGCGGTTCCGCCTCGCCGTGATACGGCCAGTCGGTTGCGATGCGCTCGACCATGTCGCCGTCCCAGCATTCCCACGCGGTCGGGTCTTGCTCGAGGTCGCGCAGCGCCTCGCGCAGGTTGCCGGGGTTCGGGTCGTATTCCCAGTTTTCGAACAGTGCGACCGGATCGCCCGCGTCGGTGAGCACGGCGAGGGTCAGCGCGCCCGCGTCGTTCTCGTAGACCTCAAAACGGTAGCTCATGCGCCCACCTCCTCGCCGATCGTGCCGCGCTCGATGACGGAGCGGATCCATGCCAGATCGGTGGCGGGGATGGGCACGTAGAGCCAGCCGGTGCCGTAGGTGTAGGGCTTGCCCTCGTGCTCGACGGTGAGCAGACCCACCTCGCGCAGATGCTCACGCGCGGCCGGGTAGTCGTACCTGCGCCCGTCCAGCCAGCGTTTGACCTCGGCCTCCTGCTCGGGCGTTCCGGCGTGCATGTTGTTGAGGTGGTAGCGGCGCCAGAGGTGGACGATCTCCTGAAATGCGGGGTCGGGGATGAACGGGACGAGCTCCTCGAGGCACTGGCCGCCGCAGACGATGTCCGTGCCGCGCGGGTTCCAGACGTTCGCGCTGGCCGCGAAGACCGCGCCCTGGTCGGTGTCCTCCAGACGGAGCTCCACCTCGACGCGGCAGTTGCGCCGACCGTGGCCGTACCAGTCTATTTTGCCGAAGGAAATGGTTCTGTTCATGTGTGCGTGACCTCCTGTGTATTGAAATTTTGCGGGTCTCCCGCGACAGCGCCGGGCGGCGCTGTTTCGGCTCGTGACCGGCGAGCCATCGTCAGGCGGGGTGTGGGGTGCGGGTCAGTCGAACACGTACTCGATGCTTGCGTTGTCGGGGTCGTAACGCATGGGCAGGCCGGAGCCCGTGAACGCCTGTGCGTCCGGCGCGTGGACGCACATGTCGGTGCTGAGGTCGTACTGGTAGACGTGGCCGGAGCCGTCGAGCAGGAAGTCCTCGCCCTCGAGGATCGCGCCGCCGCGGGTCGTGACATAGGCGTCCGGATCGGCGAGCGTGAGCCACATGAGGCGGCGCTCGGTCGGGGGTGCAAGGGCGGTTTTGCTCTTACCCTTGCCCTTTTTCTTGCCCTTGTGCGGCTTGTCGTCGGCCCAGGTATCCCAGCCGCCCCAGGCGTAGCAGGGCGCATAGCGGCGGCCATAGCCTTCATAGCTGCGGTTGGAGTAAAACACGCCGTCATGCTCGACAAAATCGCCGGTCATGAACAGTTCGCCGTCGCCGGTGAGGAAAACCATGCGGCTGTGGATGGCGTTCTGGATCATGGTCATGGCGTCCGGGTTTGTCCAGAATCCCGGCAGGGCGCGCCCCAGCGGGGCGAGCTGCGAGGCGATGTACTCCATCGTGTCGCTGGTCGTCTGGTCGCGCGGGGTGATGGGGATGATGCCGTTGTGCGCGATGCCCACGGTCGTGCTCGTGTGGGTCATGCGCAGGCGGGCGAGGGAATCCGTGAGCGGGAACGGATGGCAGTTCTCCGGGCGCGTGCCGCCGTGCGTCGTGATGCGGAAGTGCAGGACGACGCCGGTCGCGGTCAGGTCAACCTCGCGCTCGAGCTTGTCCAGGTAGGCCTCGAGGTCGGAGAGCTTCATAAAGCCCTTGTCGATGCGGACTTTCCCGTCGTGGGCGTACATGACGCCCGCGCCGTCCGGGTTGCCCGCCCACATGGTGCGGATGGTGTCGCGGGACGGCATTTTCGCGCCCGCCGGTTTTGCTGCGATGATACACATGGTTTGTTGTCCTCCTGTGGATTGGATTTTGCGGTTTCCCGCGACGGTGCAAGCACCGTTTCGGCTCGTGACCGGCGAGCCATCGTCAGGCGGGGGTGTGAGGCGTCAGGCGCGGATTGCGTGGGCAGCCCAGGCGCGCACGTCGCACGGGTCGGCCGGGTGCGCCTCTTGCGCGCAGCGCAGCGCCAGCGCGTCGTAGAGGTGGGGCAGGGGGCGCTCGCAGTCCGAAAACCAGTCGGCGAGCACGGCGTTGATCTCGTCGGGCGTCAGGGCGTCGCGGTCGGTGTCGTCATCCTCGTCGTCCTCGTCGTCCTCGGGGTCGTCGAGGGCGTCGCGGATCGCGTCGGCCAGGCCGTCGCTGAGGCCCCAGTAGGGCAGATCGTCGGCGTTGTCGTCGATGTACTCGGCGATGTCGTCGATGTCGCTGGTCGAAAAGCTGCCGTCGGACGAAACCGGGTCGTCCCAGGAGTCGAAACGAAAGTACGGGTCGCGCTCGTCAAACTCGTCGTTGCGGGTCTGCCGGAGCAGGTCATCCAGGCGCGAGCTGTCGAGCCCCTCGCCCCAGTTCGTGAGCCAGTCCGTGAGCTCGTCCATGGGCAGAAATTCCAGCTCGGTGAGCCCGCCGCTATAGCTGTTGATGCTGCCGACCAGCTCGCGCAGGTCGTACTCGTCGCGCTCGGACAGAGCGCGGTAAATGCGTTCACGTTGTGTCATGGGTTGTTCTCCTCTCGTGTGTCGGTTTGGGTTTGGTGGTTTCCCACGACGGCGCAGGCCTGCGCCGTTTCGGCCGGTTGCCATCCGGCTCTCGTCAGGTGGGCGAGGTGTGTCTCAGGCGTGCGCCGGGCGGGCGATGCCGTCGACGCCGTAGTAGTCCATGGCGCGGTTGCCGCCGGGCAGTGTCTCCGGCGCGGCATCAGCGTCCAGCAGTCCGCGGGCGATCATGTAGTTCACGAGCTCCGCGTGGGGCTTGTACGCGGCCACGTCTGCCCAGGTGCTCGCGGGGATGTCCGCCCAGTCGTGCGCCATGGCGTACTCGAACACGTTGCTCACGAGCTGGATCGCGGCGATGAGCGTGTCACGCTTGAGCGTGCCGCGGAAAATGCGGATCTCGACGGTGGCGCTGTTCGTGACGTTCACGGCCGTGTAACGGTCGTTGTGGTTGGAGCGATACGCCGGAACGCGGGCGGATGCCCAGGACGCAAGCTGCGCGCCGCTGCTCGCGTAGCGGATGTCGTCGGGCGTCACGCCCAGGCGGTCGATGGGCGCCCACTGCTCAAGGCAGGAGCGGCGGCGGCGCGAAAAGCGCGTGAGCTCGGCGGTGTAGAGCGCGAACAGCACCCGCACCTTGCGCGTCACGTTGTCGCGCTCGGCGTCCGTGCTGCCGAGCTGCGCGCGGCCGACATGGACGTGCAGGCCGGAGTTTGCGGCGTCGTGCGAGCGGAAGCCTGCTTTCTCGCAGGTGCGCTGGATTTGGCGCCAGTGCATGACGTACATGTGATGCGCCAGCGTGCCGGGGTGGGAGACGATCTCGACGCCGTTGGAGAGACTGCCGTCTGACTTGCAGTAGGTGCGGCCGCCGGGGATCTCGTCGATGCGGTCGGACAGCTCGTAGGCGTCCATGCGGACGTTGCCGCCGTCGTTGCGGGGCTCGCACTCGAGCTCGACGCCGAACGTCAGGTGCTCGCGGCTCTCGCGGTCGTTCTTGTAGCCGATTTCCGGCTCGGGCTTGTAGCTGTAATTGTGAATCATGGGTTGTGCTCCTCTCGTGATGTGTGTTGGTTTGGTGTTCGCCGTGCACCCTTTGTGCTCGGCACGCTTGCATTAAAGCACTTTTCGTGCACCGCTGTCAAGCGAAAATGCACATTTTGTGCACATTCAGCACAATGCACAAAACATCGGCGCTGAAATTGTGCAAGTTTTTTCGGCGATGTCGTGGTATGTCGTGGGCGGGGTGTGGTAGACTGTATGCATGGAATTATACAGAGCGTAATCAGATCGATTACGGAGAGGATAGGGTGAAGCAAATGTTTGTCAAGGGCGACACAGCCGGGCGCGCGGAGGCCGGGCGCAAGGGCGCGGCGCGCAGCGCGGAGGTGCGCAGGCGCAAGCGGGCGCTGCGCGAGGCCGCGCAGGCGCTGCTCTGGCACGGGCTCACGGCCAACGAGGCCGACGCCGCCGAGCAGCTGCGCGCCATGGGCGTGGACGACCCCACGGGCGCGGATGCGGTCATGCTCGCGCAGTTCGTGCGGGCGTGCGCGGGCGACACGGACGCGGCGCGCTTCGTGCGCGACACGGCCGGAGAGCGCCCAGGGACGGAGGTCAACATTCGGGCGCTGGCCGATCAGCCCGCCGCCGATCTGGACCTCGCGGCGCTGTCGGACGCCGAGCTCGCCGAGCTCGCCGAGGCAAAACAGGCCGCTGCATTACCAGATCGTTGCACCGACGTTGCACCTGCCGCCGAGACGATGCCCGCAAAGCCTTGATGCAGCAGGGTTTTCTGCACCGTGGGGTGGTAGTCTCCGGAGCTAATGCCCCGTGTTGCTATCGCGTTCGCGTGGGTATGTGCACGGCCGCATGAGCGGGCGGCGGGCGCGGGCATAATGCGCGGCGGGCGCGGGCGTTGAACGCTGGCGCTGCGCGCGGGGGCTACGCCCCTACGTGCGTGTGCGTATTGCGCCCGACCCATGCGCGTGCGTCACGCAGCGCCCCCGGGGGTGTGCCCCCCGGGCGGGGGTGGGGGGTCGCCTCGAAGGAGGGGTCCCCACGCGCGAAAATTTGAGGGTAAAAAAGCGTTTTACAAGAACTACCAATTCGCCAAAACGGAGGTGTGCGGTGCGACGATGAGTGACTTCGACATAATTCAGGCGGAACGCGCGGCACGCGAATTGGCCCGCAGACGTTACCGGAGCTATCTGCCGTATGTTCATGGGCAGACGTGGGTAAAGACGCGAATGAGCGAATTTCTGGCGGACCGGGTGCAGAGCTTCATCGAAGCGAAGACCGGGAACGCCTACGATATTCTGGTGATCGAAACGCCTCCGCAGCACGGCAAGTCGCTGACGATTACGGAGTCGCTGCCGAGCTGGTATCTGGGGAAGTACCCGACCCGGCAAGTCATCTTGGCGAGCTACAACGACGATTTTGCTGAGCGCTTCTGCCGGAAGAACAAGACGAAAATTCGCCAATTCGGCGATAAGCTGTTTCAGATTCGGATCGGAGAGATCGACCGCGCAACGGAGATCGAGCTCGACAACCACAAGGGCCGCCTGATTAGCCGAGGCATCCGATCCGGCATCACCGGCAACCCGGGCGATCTGATTATCATTGACGACCCGATCAAGTCCCGCGAGGAGGCCGATTCGGATACATGGCGCGATAAGGTGTGGGCGGAGTGGCAGAACTCCATTAAGTCCCGTTTGTCGGCCGGTGCGAAGGTTGTTGTGATCATGACGCCCTGGCACGAGGACGATTTGGCGGCGCGTATTTTGGCGACTGAGCCAAACGCGACACTGCTCAGGCTACCGGTAGAGGCAGAGGAAAACGACCCGCTCGGGCGAGAGCCGGGAGCGCCGCTGTGCCCGGAGCTGGGCAAGAACGCGGCGTGGCTGGCGGATTTCAAGGCGAGCTATCTGGCCGACCCGAAGGGCGGCGTGCGTGCGTGGACGGCGCTGTATCAATGCAAGCCCCGTGTAGAGGGCGGCAACCTGATCCAGCGGTCGTGGTGGCAGTATTTCGACCCGAAGGACATCACGTACTTCGGCACGGAGCTCATCAGCGTGGACGCGACGTTCAAAGGCCTCGACACGAGCGACTTTGTGGCGATCACGGTGTGGGGCAAGCTCGGCGCGAACTACTATTTGCGCTACTGCCTGAACCGGAAGATGTCATTCACGGACACGCTTCAGGCGATTCGTCTGGTGCAGGGGCTGTACCCCGCGGCACGGCGTGTGCTGATCGAGGACAAGGCGAACGGTTCGGCGATCATTGATGTGCTGCAGCGCGAGATGTTCTGTATTCCGGTGAACCCGAAGGGCGGCAAGAAGGCGCGTGTGAATGCGGTGAGCCCGGCAATCGAGGCAGGACATGTGTTTCTGCCGATGGGGGCGCCGTGGCTGGATGAGTATATCGACCAGTGGAGCGCTTTCCCGGCCGGTGCGCACGACGACATGGTGGACAGCACGACGCAGGCATTGAGCTACATGGTGTATTCCTCTGGCGAGGCGATTCCGGCGCGGCTGCCGGAAGAGGCGGAGGAGCAGCGGCGCGACGAGGAGTCCTTTTTGGATTCAGAGGCGCTGTATGACGTGTACGGCGGCTACGAGTCGTGGTAACAGCAAGAGAATAAAAAAGCACCGACCCGGCGATTTGCTGGATCGGTGCTTTTGTTTGGCCAAGTGGCCGAAAGGAGTATGGCTTTTGGTTTATATCATCTACGGTGCGGTTGGTGTTTTGCTCGGCCTGGCGATCTGTGCCGGGTGCGTATATCTCGGCTGGCGGGGGCACGCGAAGTTCGTGGAGCACACCCGCACGGCAGAGGCGAAGGAGCTCGGTGAACAGGAACGCGCGCGGCTGATCGAGCAGCAGCAGGCGTTCCGATCCATGATGGATTACAGTACAGACGTCGCGTATGGCCTTGAGCCGGTAACGCCCGCCACGCAGGAGGAGTGATCGGCATGAGCGGTAAGGACAGCATTACACAGGCCTGGAGGTACTACGAGAACGGGCGGACATACAACAACAGTCTGTCCCCGAGCCAGTACGCGACGGTAAACACGAACATTGAATTCTTCATCGGAAATCAGTGGCGTAACCTGCCAAAAACGCGCGCTATGGCGTGCCTGCCGAAGCCTGTGTTCAACATCATCAAGCGCATTACGAGCCTGTTTGTGGCGTCTCTGACGGCCAGCGGTGTAGCGATCGTTTATGACCCGCTTCAGTATTATGACGGGACGAATTTGAGCGACCCGTCAACCGACGCTTCGGAGTACGCAACGGCGGAGGTTCGCAACTTGCTGGACAAGTTCAAGATGGAATACCGCATCCGCGAGGCGCTGTTCGACGGCGCGCAGACGGGCGACTATTGTGCGCATTTTTACTGGGATCCGGACGCTGTGCCGTATGGCGGCGCGTTCGGCCCATATCGTGGCGAGATTCAGATGGAGCTGGTGGACGGTATCAACGTTATGTTCGGCAATCCCAACACGCCGAATGTGGAAAAGCAGCCCTACATTCTGATTGTCGGCCGCGACACGGTGGCGTCCCTGCGAGAGGAGAAACGCCGCTATGACAAGCGCAACCCGCAGAAAAAGCAGGGCGCGGAGGCCAGCATCCAGGGTGATACGGAGTATTTCGAGCAGGCCGGTGTCGGCGGCAAGCATGAGCTGATTCAGTCTGACGACGGCCACGACAAGTGCCTGTTCCTTTATATGTACACCAAAAAGACGCACGAGGAAGACGTGGTTGACCCCAAGACCGGCGAGCCGATGAAGGAGACTGTTCGAGACGCAAACGGAGATCCGGTGCCGGACCGTGATGCGAAGGGCTTCCCGATCGTGGATGCAAATGGGCAGCCGGTGTATAAGACCCGCACGATGCGGCGCTACGTTACGACCGTGCACGTTACGAAGGCGACGCGCAACTGCGTGATCTACGAGGATGTGGACACGGGGCTCTCCCGGTATCCGATCGCGTGGGGCAACTGGGAGCGGCAGAAAAACCAGTATCACGGCCGCGCGCTTGTGACCGGCATTATCCCAAACCAGATTTTCATTAACACCATGTTTGCGATGGTGATGCGCCATTTGCAGCTCATGGGATTCCCCAAGACCGTCTACAACCAGGATTTGATCGGCCAGTGGGACAACGAGATTGGGCAGGCAATCGGCGTGCGTGGGATGCAGCCGGGCCAGAACATCGGCCAGATTGCGACCACCTTGCAACCGGCCGACATGTCCAATCAGATCATTTATGCGATCGACAAGGCGATGGCGTATACCAAGGAGTGCCTGGGCGCGACGGACGTGCAGATGGGCGCTGTGAAGCCGGACAACACCTCCGCGCTGATGGTGCTCCAGTCTAATTCGGAAGTTCCGCTGGAGAACACGCGCGCCGGTATGTACGAGTGGATTTCGGACATCGGCGCGATCCTGCTGGACATGATGGGCACGTATTACGGGAAACGACCGTTGGTGCGAGACAAAGATTTTGACGAGCCGGTGACGGGCGCGGACGGTACGCCGATGATCGACCAGACGACCGGGCAGATGATTACGCAGAAGGTGACGCGCCGTGTTGCGGAGGAATTTGACTTCTCACAGTTCAAGCACCTGTGGTTCAACATTCGCGCGAGTGTTGGCGCGACGACCTACTTCTCGGAGATCGCGATGGTGCAGACGCTGGATAACCTGCGTCGAGACGGCACACTGGATGTGATCGCGTATCTGGAGCGCATACCGGATAAGCTGATTCCGAAAAAGCAGGAGCTGATTCAGGAGCTGAAGAGGCAAGCACTTGCGGCGCAACAGGCGCCGGGTGCAGTCGCCGCATCGGCGGCAGCTCCGGTGACGATGGGCAGCGGAGCGGCGGATGCGCCGGGTGGCCCGTCGATGGGCGGGGCGCTGGACGCCGAGAAGACGATTCAGAACATGCCACAGAACATCCAGCAACGTTTCAGCGCGCTGCCGCAGAAGGCGCAGACCGCGCTGCTCAAGGTTCAGGGAGCGGAATAATCCGCCCCTGGGCCTTTTTCCTTGCTCACAAGCCGCGATGGCGGTTTGAGATAAATTCTTTCTCACCATGAAAGGAGACACACATGGATACCAACAACGAAGCGACGAGCACCTATCTGGACGAGGACACCCCGATTCTGCCGGACGGCTGGGCAGACGGGGACGACCTTTTCACGGATTCGGATTCCGATGACGCGGCCGAAGTCGACACGGCGGCAGAACCGGGAGCCACAGATACGGGCGTTGCAGAGAACGCTGCGGATACGGACGGGCTCCCCACCACGGAGTCGGGAGAGGATGCAGCGCAGGACGCCGAGACAGACACCGAGACGACCGATACCACGGAGTCGGGTGCGAGTCAGGCGGAGGAGACGATGCTCCGGTTTAAGGCCCTTGTGGATCACGAGGACATTGACGTGGAGCTGAAAGAATCCGAGCTACCGACAATCTACCAGAAAGCCCGCGTTACGGACAGAGTTCAGCAGCGGCTGGCGGAAATGACGCCCACGGTCGAAACGGCCGCGCGCCTGGCCCGCCAGATGGGGTATGACTCTCCGCAGGACATGCTGAACGCCGCCGCGCAGAACTACCACGACTCCGAGATCGAGAAGCTGACGTCCGAGGGTGTGCATCCCGAGGTCGCCCGTGACATCGTGGAGCGCCGGATGCAGGACGCTGCGGTTCCGGTGCAGCGCGCGGAGAGCAGCGAGCCCGCCGCACAGGCGGAGACCGCGGCTCAGCGGGACTATCAGGCGGAAGTGGAGGAGCTCTTGCAGGCGAGGCCGCAGCTCCGGGGGCAAGCGCTTCCGGATGCAGTGTCCAGAGCCGCGGTGGAGGGCGATAAGCGCCTGCTGCTGGCGTATCTGGACTATGAGGCGCAGCAGGCACAAGCCGAAAATGAACGACTCCGCAAGGAGAATGAAATCTACAAACAGAACGCAGCTACGGCCGCGCGCTCACCGGTGCGAGGCGTTTCCGGCGGAGGGGCAACAGACCTGAAGCCGAGCGACCCGTTTCTGGACGGTTTTAATGCCGCTGACTGGTGACATGAACGACCGCTGCTGCGCAATTATGAAAGGATGAATGACTATGGCAGGCAGCAAGAATCTCGCCCTTAAGTATAGCCCTTCCGTCGACGAGCGCTTCTCGCGCGAGTCCCAGGCTATGCTGGCACTGAATAACGACTATGAGTTCACCGGCGTGGATACCGTGAAGGTGTACTCCATCCCGGTTGTTCCGATGACCGACTACAAGCGTACCGGCGCCAACCGATACGGCACCCCGAATGACCTGACCCGCAACGTGCAGTCGCTCCAGGTCAAGCGCGACCGCGCGTTCAGCTTCATCATCGACAAGGGCGACAAGATCCAGTCCGAGATGGTGTCTGACGCCGGTAAAGCGCTGGCACGTCAGCTCCGTGAGGTCTGCGTGCCTGAGTTCGACACCTACGTGTTCGCTACTCTGGCCGCTTCCGCGACCGCGCACGGCAACTACGCCACCACGGCGATCACGAAGACCAATGCTTATGAGCAGTTCCTCAACGGCATGGAGGCGCTCGGCAACGCCAACGTCCCGGATCAGGGCCGCGTGTGCTTCTGCTCCTACCGCTTTGCGAACCTGATCAAGCAGGACAGCGCCTTCATGCGCTACGGCGACGCCACCCAGGACATGCTCGTCAAGGGCGTCATCGGTGAGGTCGACGGCTGCAAGATCGTGAAGGTCCCGTCGAGCAGACTGCCCGCGGGCTGCGCCTTCATCATCACCCATCAGGTCGCCGCGACTGCTCCGAAGCAGCTCGAGGACTATAAGATCCACGACAACCCTCCCGGAATCTCCGGTTGGCTCTGCGAAGGCCGCATGATCTACGACTGCTTTGTCCTCAACGAAAAGGCCAAGGCCGTCTACTATCACGGCTCCCAGGCTGTGCTGAAGATCCTGAACGTGGGTACGGCCGCAACGGATACCGGCAAGACCACCATCCTGGTTGAGCCGGGCACGATGGAGGGCAGCAAGCGTTACTACATGACCGCAGCGAAGGCCTCTGCGCTGACGGCGGTTACTTACGGTACCGCAATCACGACCTCTGGTTGGACGGCCATGTCCGCGGCCACCGGCGTGGAGATCACTCCGGCCTCCGGCCATACGGCCGTGCGTGTGGTTGAGGTTGACGCCGAAGGTAAGCCGATCGCTGTCGGTGATGCCATCATCAACCTCGGCTAAGACTAAGGAGGAGCCCTTTTCGGAGGGCTCCTTTTGTGTGCCGGGCCCCAGTGGACGCAGAAGAGATGGGGGCTTTTCCTCCTTGCCTTTGTCCTGCGTGGCGGTGGAACTCCGCCGCCCGGTCAATTTTTATTAGAAACGGGGAATGTGCTTATGACATATGGCGAAGTCCGGGATCGCGCGCTGAAGCTGGTCAACCAGTATTCACTGGCCGGAGCGCAGATCGCGGAGAGCTACAACAATCAGGCGGACTATGTGATGCGCGTCCCCGAGCTCGTGGATGACGCCCAGATGATCATCGCCTCCGGGCCGCGGCCCATTCGGGAATCAAAGGTGCTGGAGCGCAGCCAGGCAAAGGACTACGGCGAATTGCTGGAGTACCGACTGCCGGTTGACCTCATGCAGATCGCACCCGGCGGTCTTTTGGTGCTGGACGGCGAACGGTTTTATTACGAGAGCGGGTACGTGCAGCCGGACGACAAGCGAATCTTGCTGCCGCGGAGTATTACAGGCACGATCCGACTGGAGTATTACCGCCGTCCCCGGCAGATTACGCCGGATCAGGAGGATGCGGACGAACTGGACAACAGTCTCTTGACGCACAACGCGATCCCTTACTACGTCGCGGCGCACCTGGTGATGCAGGATGACGCCTTTGCGTATTCCGCGCTGTATAACGAGTGGCAGAACCAGCTCAACGGTATGTACCAGCGCCCGCAGCCGCATCGTGGGCTGGTTCAGAACGCTTATGGGGACTTTTACAATGTGTGACCGCGCGCGTGGTAGACAGGGTCAGAGAGGGGGCGCATTTTTATCGCACGCAGCTACTATGTGAATCTCAGCGACTTGCCGGATCCGAAGAAGGAATACACGCAGCGCTTTGAGAACTTGGCAGGTGGATTGAATCTGCGTGATTTGGATTATCTGCTGAAGCCGAACGAGAGTCCGGAGATGAAAAACCTGAACTGGCATGACGGCGTGCTCGCCTGCCGGGATGGTCAGACGCTTTTGTCGAAGTCTCGTGGGCAGGTGTATGCCTGCGCGGAAGAGCCGTTTCACGATCGGCTGGTGGTTCACTGCGGGGCCTCGCTCTATGCCGTGACTCCGAGCACCGGTTCGTGGATGCCTCTATTGCAGAACGTTGCGCGGGAGCGCGGGACGTTTTTCCGATATAACGAGTTTTTGATGTACAAGAACCGGGGCGGCTACTACAAGATCGCGTATCGGGAATCCAGCGATGGCCTTTTCGCGGCGTCGATTTATTCGGACGAAAGCCGATCCGAGGCCTTTATCCCTGTGATTCAGCTAAATACGGACCCGAAGACCGGGGCGGGCGATCTGTACCAGCCGGAGAATCGGCTATCGGCCTACAAGAAGGTGCGCTTTAACGCCGCTGCGGGCGTGACCGAGTATCATCTCCCAGTGCAGGACATCGACGAGGTGTGTTCCGTTACGGTGTCGGGTGCACTGCAAGCCGAGGCGGCGTACACGGTAGACGCTGAGGCAGGTACGATCACGTTCCGGACGGCGCCGACGGTATCGAACCCACCGGAGAATAACACCGTGGAGATCCTCTATCGGAAGGAAAATCCGGACGCTTACAATAGCATCATGGACTGCGCATACGCGGCTGTTTTTGGCGGAAACCGGGATCTCTGTGTGGTGCTGGGTGGGTGCCCGGCGCAGCCAAACGCTTACTTCTGGTCGGGAAACACGCAGCTTGCGATGGATCCGTCCTACTTCCCGATGAGCCACTACAACCTCGCGGGGGATGCAAGCGACGCCATCACCGGTTTCGGCAAGCAGCAGAACATGCTGATCGTACTCAAGGAGCATTCGGTTGGCCGTGTGACATACGGCACGGAGAAAATCAACGAGCGTGAGCAGATCACGATGAACTATACGCGCATCAATAGCCGCATCGGCTGTGACCTTCCGTGGACGATTCAGTTGGTGGAGAACAACCTGGTGTTTTGTAATCGCCGGGATGGGGTGCATTTGATCCGCGACAGCTCGGCCGCCTACGAGAACAACATCGTCTGCATCAGCCGGAAAGTGAACGGCGATACGTATCGCCACGGGCTGACGTGGGCGCTGCGGCAGGCGGATGCCGATCTGGTCTGTTCGGTGGATACCGACCGGAAATATCTTGTGGTGTATCAGGGAGAGGCCTATGAGTGGGATTACACGTTGAGTGAGTACCAGAACCCGACGTGGTTTTACCACACGAATTTGAAGGCTGTTTGCTTTGCGCACCTGAATGAGCAGCTCTGGGAGTTCAGCACAAGTGCGTTGTACAGTTTTGAGCGCTCGTTTATGGACGATGGGGAAGCAATCGAAAAGGTGTACCGATTCCCAACGCAGCACTTTGGCTCTTACGACCGCTTGAAGACGGTGCGAAGCGTTGTGCTTTCTACGAGGGCGGACGCAAATACGCGCACGCGCATTACTTGGGGCTGTGACTACGGCACCCGGGAGGACGCGAGCCCAATCATCGCCGACGCCTATCGGCTGGTGCCGCGTGACCTGAGCCGCCGCGCGCTGGGCGGTGGCCTGTACGCGCGGGTGGCGCGCCGCAAGCCGGGGTACCACAATATCCACCACTTCACAATGACCCTTTCTAATGACGACGTCGGTAAGGATCTCTCGATCGTATCGGCGCAAATTTTTTATGTTTTTTGCGGGAGGACACGCTGATGGAAATTCCAAAACTGAAATTCACGAAGCTGTGGACGAACCACGATGACTTCCCCACGGTGGAGACGCGGGAGGAGGTCGTCCGCAGTGATATGCAGTTGCTGTTCAACGAGATCCGGGACTACATCAACGCGACTCTGTCTGGGGCGGTGTCTACGATCGGCGATACGCTGACGGCGCTGCAAGGCAAAGACGGGGCGGGTCGAATCGGATTTCGGAAAACGGCCGCCATTGACCGAGAAAATGTGCAGGACGCGATCGAATGCGTGCAGGCGCAATTGGTGTCCGTGTCCAAGGGCGGCATCGCTGATGGAGCCGTAACGCCGGAAAAGGTTGCAACGGGCGCGATCGGTACAGCGGCAATCGCGGACGCGGCCGTTACCTATGACAAAATCAAAGACAAAGCCGTTGGCAGCGCAAAGCTGGCGGATAATGCGGTGTCTGCGCAAAAGATTGCCACGAACGCTGTGCAGGAACGCCAGATCTTTGACGGATCGGTGACGCAGAGTAAGCTCGCCGTGGGGAGCGTTTCGACGGCGAAACTTGCCGCCAACGCTGTAACGCCTGAGAAGCTCGCTCAGAGCGCAGTTACGACGGAAAAACTGGCGGAGAAATGTGTGACAAAAGAAAAGCTCGACCTGGAATCGCTGGTTACGCATGTGGGCTATAACTCGGACGGGGCGGCTGGTAGGACAATTAACGTCGGTGGTGCCGGTCTTCTGCTGTTCATCTACGGCAACAGCAAGTATGGCTTTGTGTTCCCGTGGGGCAGCGTTTACGCCGCTTACGGGACGGTAACGTGGCAGTGGCAGGACAAGGCGGACATCAAGTTCGAAAACGGCGTGCTGACGTTCGTGACAGCGAACGCATGGGCAAACGAAGCCGGGCACGCCTTCGTGTACCAGATGCTGTGAGGTGAAAAGCAATGGCAGTTGTAATCAAACAGGGTGACGCTTACGGCATACCTCTGGAGATCCAGCTCAACGGTGCGGCGCTGCACGCGGATGACGTGGAGCAGGTGGAGGTCTATGTCGGGGATACCATTCGCAAGCTATACCCAGGTCAGATCACCTACAACGACGCGCTTGGCAGCTTCATCGTGCCGGTAACGCAGGAAGAGACGTTCGAGCTGCCGGAGGGGGAGACCATCCGCGTAGACGTGCGTGTGCAGTTTCCGGGCGGCATGGTGCTCGGTGTGATCGACGAGCTGAAAGCGAAGGTCGCGGACGCCATCAGCGAAGAGGTGCTGTAAATGCCCGCGGTCGTACCGGCGAACGGCCGGTTCTCGCTGACGGTACGCCTCGGCGGTATCCTGCTGCAAGGCCCGCCGGGGCCGCCCGGCGTCGGTGTGCCCCCCGGCGGAACGACCGGGCAGACGCTGACAAAGCTGTCCGACAGCGACTATGATACGGGCTGGCGCACCCCGCCCGGCGGCGGCGGAAGCGGCGGAGGCGGCACAGTGCAGAGCGTCAACCGGGTGCTGCCGGATGGCGCCGGAAATGTACAGTTGACGCCGAAAAACGTCGGCGCTGTTGGCGAGGACGAAGAGCTGACGATCCTTGAGATCGTAGATATGTGGAACCACGCTTGATTGGGGGATAACTATGGCAACAAAATATGCGGGGCAGATTGCCCTGAACAAATTGATGCAGTTGGTGAAGACGGCGCTCAACAACAAGGCAGACAAGACAAACGCGACGACGAGCGCGGCGGGCTTGATGTCCGCTGCGGATAAGACGAAGCTCGACGGGACTGCCGCAGATACAGTCCGGTATGGAGCAGCGCAGACGCTTACTGAGGGGCAGAAATCTCGAGCGCGAGACAATATCGACGCTCCATGTGCGTTCGCTCCAATCCTTACATCGCCGGTTATGATTCGCAAGTTCGGGGAAACAGCCTCAGCCGGTGTGTATCTGAGCACGATTGACACCGGGGAAAAAGCCGCAGAAATCAAATTCGAGGATGTCAACGAAAACTCGCCAGTAGCGATTGCAAATCTTCGCACCCCGACGGGCACTGGCGCGGACGATTATGCGGCGACAAAGGGCTACGTGGACAGCAAGGTCGCAAGCGGCGGCGTGACCGTGGACACGGCGCTGTCCGATACCAGCGTCAATCCGGTGCAGAACAAGACAATTAAGGCGGCATTGGACGGAAAGGCAGGGACGGCGGCAGCAACACAGTCCGCTGATGGGCTGCTGTCGGCGGCGGATAAAAAGAAACTGGACGGCATCGCCACGGGCGCAACCAAAGTGACGGTGGACGCGGCAATGTCTGACACCAGCGAAAATCCTGTACAAAACAAAGCAATCCTCAGCGTCCTGAATAAGAAAGCTGCTGCGTCTGATCTTGCGTTGAAAGCGGATAAGGCGAACCCAAATTTCACCGGATCTATTCGATTGCAAGAGGAAAGTGGGGAGGATTTCTACGTTACCGCCGCCGTGCGCCCTTTCGACGACACGAACATTTCTCTGAATTTTGAACCGGAATCCCCTAATTCCAGTTATGCGGGCGTAGTTATTGACTGTCTGGCGACCGTAGAGGCTGACCTCAACGGCTGGCCGCAAGTAGCGGTGAACCAAGAAATGATGGAGAAGTATGTGGGCAAGAAAGTGTCTGGCCTGCAGACGGCAGATCAGGTGCAGGACGCGATCAAAAGCGCGGTATCCGGTGTGTACACACCGAAGGGGTCGATCGCTTTCGCGTCCCTGCCGACGGCCGCGGCTGGGAACAAGGGCTGGGTGTACAACATCACCGATGCGTTTACGACTACGGCGGCGTTTGTCGAGGGCGCAGGGCACAGCTACGGCGCGGGCACGAACGTCGTTTGTGTGGACGTTGGCAGCGGCAGCTACAAGTGGGACGTGCTCGCAGGAACGATTGACCTAACGGAGCTGACTGCGGACGAGGTGCAGACGCTCTGGAACTCCATCTGACGGGGGGCTGACTTATGCAGACAAGCGGAAGTGCGGCGATCAAAAAGCTGATCCAGCTCGTAAAGGTATCGTTGTCCGGCAAGATGGACAAGTCCGGCGGAACTTTTACGGGCAATGTCTCCGGCAAGTATTTTTGCGGTACATGGCTACAGTCCACTGCCGCTAGCGATCTTGGGCGTACACCGGGCAAGATTGCCGTGCTGGACGACAGCGGCTGGATGTATTATCGCACCCCGTCCGAACTGGTTGCCGATCTTGGGATTACCAACGCAATCAAATCATACGTTGATGCTGCAATTGTGGCGGCAATTAACAGCAGCTATTAAGGTGGTGAGACGATATGCCTACTAATGTGACACTTACAAATCAAGTAGCGAATAGCGGGAAAGGTTGGTTTCCGGCCACGCGTGGCAATTGCGCGTGGCAGCTATCTAGCATCACGCCGGGCGATGGGGCGGCATCCAGTATCAAGATCATCCCTTCCGGCGCGGGCGAGGTAACGCTGACGTCGGCGTCGCACGCCCTAGTCGCGTCGCACAAATACTATGTCACATTTAAGATCCGATTTGAGGCTGCGGTCACGGGAACCTGCGACTGGTACTGGCCGGTTGCCGAGCCTTGCGCAGCGCAAAACATGGCTTTTAACGCTGCTGCTGGCGCGTGGACGCGCTTGTCGGCGGTGTTTGATCGCACCAGCTTTGCGGACGGGTCATATCCTTGCCGCTTTGACTACAACAACAACGACGGCGGCAACAAAACGTTTTGGTTCACAAGTTGTATGCTGCTCGACCTGACCGCCGCTTTTGGCGCAGGGTTGGAGCCGAGCAAGGAGTGGCTGGACAAGCATATCACGGCGTTTTCGGACGCGCCGACGGTGCAGTACGTCGATAATCTCGGCGAGCTTTTTAAGGGCATTGCCGACGCAATCCGCGCAAAAAGCGGTCAGACAGGAGAGATCTTCGCCTGCGACTTCGCAGACCGCATCCGCGCGCTGTGACGGAGGTACGGCATGAGTATCAACGTCGTGGGGGCTTTTGCCACCAAAAACAGGTGCTATCAGGAGGCGGAAAAGCGCACAACACTATGCCGCCGTACTTGTATGCACGGGTGGAAGCGGACGGCATAAGAGAGGAGGGGGCGGCATGGATAATATCATGACGGTGCGGCTGCACGAGGTCGGAAAGGTCTCTGCCGCTGTGAAAGAACCGGAAAAGCTCTCCGTGGCTTTGGGCGAGGCGGTCGTCGTGGAAAAGGGCAATGCCGACTACTACGACGGCGCATATGACGTGACGCCGCTGATCACGGCGCAGAGGCTGCCAACGCGCAGCAAGACGATGCGCGACGATGTGCGCATCGACATGATCCCGACGCGGGAAATCCCGAACGCCGCTGGCGGCGTAACTTTTATCGTTGGAGGCTGACTATGGCATACAGTAAAATTATTTATGGCGGCAATGTGCTGATCGACCTGACCGGCGATACCGTGGCCGCGGACAAACTGCTGGCGGGTATCACGGCGCACGGGAAGGACGGCGAGGAGATCACCGGCACTTGCGCGTATGACGCCAACACCGGCGACGCCACTGCCGCGGAGGGCGAAATTCTGCTCGGCAAGACGGCGTATGTGAAGGGCGCGAAGAAGACCGGCACGATGCCGAACCGCGGCGCCGTGACGGGCACGATCGCCACCAAAGCGGGCGAGTACACTGTCCCTGCGGGCTACCACAACGGCAGCGGCAAGGTGGGCATCAGCTCGACCGAGCGGGCAAAGATCATCGCGGGCAACATCAAAGCGGGCGTGACAATCCTCGGCGTGGAGGGCAGCTACTCCGGCGCGACGCTCAAGGCGCTGGCCAAAAGCGTCACGCCAAAGACGACCGCACAGACTGTGTCGCCGGACAGCGGCTATGACTATCTGTCGAGCGTGACGGTCGCGGCGATCCCTTACGCGGAGGCCGCGAACCCTGCGGGCGGAACGACCGTGACGATCGGGTGACGATATGGCAGTCAGCAAGATCGTATATGACGGCAGGGCGCTGATCGACCTGACAGCCGATACGGTCACGGCGGACGCGCTGCTGTCCGGCACGACCGCGCACGACAAGGCGGGCAACGTCGTCACCGGCGCATTGACGTTCGCGACCGTCTACACCGGCTCCGGCGCACCGGACGCAAGCCTCGGCGCAGACGGGGACATCTATCTGGATCTGGGGTGACACATGAACGAGCTGATCTATCACACCATCACACCGGCCGCGCAGGAGGTCGGCGGGGACTATATGCTGATCCTGACGGCGGACAGCACCATCGACGAGATCGTGCAGTACATTCTGTCCAGCAAAGTGATCTGGTTTTACGACGGGGCGCTGTATCATCAGGTGTTCGCGTTCGAGGACATGGAAAACGCCATGATCGTGTACTACTACAGGACGGACGGAAGCGTGGCGTCATGCCGGGTAGGTGACGGCGCATGAGGGTCGAAGGTCGGCAGATCAGAATTGTATATGACAACGCAAAGCAGTATCTGACGGCAGACAACTGTGCGATCGGTGTCGAGTCTTACGGAAATGGCGTTGTCATCAAGTCAACTGCACGATCCGGCTATGCAATCTTCAATGATGCGGCAAAAGCTGTTTTGTTTCCGAATGCAAAGGCGCGCCCGGTAAAGGCAGACAGCCGTATCGCTTGCGGTGCGTCCATCAATAACCGCAGCAATTATTGCGCGTTAGAGTTTGGCGGCGTAGAGGTGCACAAGGTGCTGTGTTCGGACGAGGTCGGCGAGCAGGACGGGCTTACCAGCACGGCGATCACTGGGGCGACATCGGCGACAACGATCCGGTATCACCTGCACAACAACAACGTGTTCATCGCCGCCGCGTGCTCGGTCGGGCAGCTTACCCTGTACTTTAACCGATATTCATGTGCCGCAAACGCGGTTGGGAACGGGATTGCATCCGCGACCGCATCTGATGCGGAACCGTGGGACGGTGACAATGTGACCTTCACGGCCACGCTGGCGACGGGTGCGACGTTTGACGGATGGTACAGCGACGCGGCGTGCACGCAGCGCGTCAGTACAAGCCTGTCGTACACTACCACGGCCGCAGATCTGACGCTGTACGCCAAAGCGGCGCAAGCAGCGCCGACCGGCACAGGCGTCTACATCAAGCGCGCAGGGACGCAGATACAGGCCGCTGCGGTATGGCGGAAAGCAAACGGTCTGTGGGCGAAATCGGACAAGACCGCGATCGAGGCGGGAAAGAATTATCGACTCAGTCAGCGGTGAATGAGGTGAATGAGGTGAATATTGTGAATGTTGTTGAGGCATTTGTGACGCAGAACCCGAGGTATAGGAATCCCACAAAGATCCCGGTGCGCAAGCTGGTGCTGCACAGCGTGGGCTGTCCGCAGCCGAGCGCCGCCGTATTTGCGCGGCAATGGCAGACGGCACGGTATTTTGCGCACGCCGTGCTGCAAGCGGACGGCACGGTGTATCAGGTGCTGCCATGGGACTATCTTTGCTGCCATGTCGGCGCGGCGAACGCATACAGCATCGGCGTGGAAATGACAGAGCCGGACTGCATCCGCTACATCGGCGGCGCGACATTTGTGTGCTCCGACTGGGAGCGGGCAATCGCGCAGGTGGCCGGCACGTACAACACGGCGGTCGCGCTGTTTGCGCAGCTCTGCACGCAGTTTGGGCTTGACCCACGCAGCGACATCATCTCGCACGCGGAGGCGAGCGCGATGGGCATTGGCACGGATCACGCAGATCCGGAGCACCTGTGGCGGCAGCTCGGCAGGGGCTACACGATGGACGGCTTTCGGCGCGACGTCGCCGAGGCAATGAACGAAAATGATGAGGAGGACGAGGATGACATGGTGAGGTACAACACGATCGAGGAAGTCCCGAGTTGGGCGCAGGACACGGTGCGCGCGCTGGTGGATGCGGGTGCACTCGGCGGCGTGGGCGGCGGCAATCTGGATCTGTCCATGGATATGATCCGTGGCCTTGTGGTCGGCGCCAAGTACGCAGCGGCACGCAACCCCCGGTACGAGACGATCAAGGACATGCCCGGCTGGGCGCAGGAAGAGGCGCAGCGACTCGTTGACCGCGGCGCGCTCAAAGGAGACGCCGACGGCAATCTGAACGTGACGATGGATATGCTGCGCACGATGATCGTGTGCCAGCGGATGGTTGACGGAAAGTAACGGAGGGGCTACATATGAAAATTAACTGGAAAGTACGTATTCGCAACAAGAACTTCTGGCTGGCGCTGATCCCGGCGCTGCTTCTGCTGGTGCAGGTGGTGGCCGCTCCGTTCGGCTACAAGTGGGATTTCGGTGTTCTGAATCAGCAGCTTGCAGCAATCATCAACGCGGTGTTTGCTGTGCTGTCGATCATCGGCGTGGTCACTGACCCGACCACCGCCGGTACCGCGGATAGTGCGCGGGCAATGACTTACACCGAACCCAGACAGGATGATACCCGCCGATGAGCCTCTCAGTGGTAATTGCGCTGGGTGGCGTGATGCTCAGCATCATCGGCGCTACTTGGCGGCTATGCGTGATCGTGACGCAGGCGACGGATGCGGTGAAGGCCTTGACGGAGCGCATACAACACATGGACAACGACAACCTGCGCGATCATGCGGAGATGCGCAGGCAGCTCAACGGCCACGAGAGCCGCATTTCGAAACTCGAGCGACGAACATAAGGGAGTGATTGCGCGATATGGCACAGACGAATACGCCCGTCAGCGCGGACGATCAGAAGAAAATCGACGCATTCGGCGAGCAGTGGAAGGCGGCACAGGCAGCCGGAGACAAAGCAGGAATGGACGCAGCACATACGGGCGCGGAGAATATCCGCGCCCAGTACGGTTATTCCGGGGGCGGCGACGGGAGTGGGCATCACCCGCTTGAAATGACGATTCCTACAGCCGGAGCGGGCGCTACGCAGGCGGGTATGGACTCGCAGACGACGCAGGAGCGTTCCGGGAAGATCTATCAGGTTCAGGCCAACGGTCGCGCACCGCAGGGGCTGGGCGTGGGCGATCAGGTCGTGACGGGAGGCGGCACATATTCCATCCTGTCTGTGAACCCGGACGGCACGTACAAAAGCAAACTCGTAAATGCCGACCAGACCACGCAAAATTACACCGGAAGCTACAACTCTACGACGGCCCCGACTGGCCGCTACTACCGAGTTGGCGCGGATGGAAAATCCCCGTCGGGTCTGAAGGCGGGCGACCAGGTTGTTACCGGCGGTGGTACCTATATCATTGAGGGGTTTAATGAGGATGGCAGCTACCGGGCGACGCTGGTAAATAAGGCGCAGACCTCGCAGACCTACCGCGGGGAGTATGCGACACCGGGGGTTAACCTGGAGAACCCGACGAAGGACCTGAAGGCGATTCTCGATCAGTGGTTTGAGACGTCGAAGAACCAGAGCAACCAGCAGATCGACTACGCGACGGAGAAGGGCACGACCGAGCTGAACCGTGCGCTGGAGGATGCTGCACCCCAGTTTCAGACACAGCGAAATCAGCTTGCGGCGAACGAAGCCCGAGCGCTGGATAACTCGGCTCTGTACGCAGAGGCGCGCGGCGACCGAGGCGGTATCGGCCAGGCGCAGTACAACGAGATCCAGTCGGCGGCTTTGCAGACCCGGCAGGCAATCAACGCCGCTCAGACGAAGCTCGCAACGGATACCGCTCGCCAGATCGCTGACCTGCGTGCTCAGGGCGAGTTCGAGAAGGCGGACAACCTCCTGAAGCTGACCCAGCAGAAGCTCAGTCAGCTTATGTCCCTGGAGCAGTGGGGCGCTCAGTACGCCATGAGTCAGGAGCAGATGCGCCAGTCTCTGGAGCAGTGGCAGAAGGAGTACGAGCTGAACAAGGCGAACGTGACCGGGTACTTCACGGATGGCACACCGACCCGAGCAGCTACGGAATCCGCGCGCGAGGCCGCGGCGGGTATCGCATCTGCGCTGCTGGAGGCGGGGATCATGCCGAACGATGAGCAGCTCAAGGCGCTTGGTATGACCGCCGAGCAGGCGCAAAGTTATATCACCGCGAAGCAGCTACAGCTCGCTGCGAAATCGTCATCCAGCCGTGGCCGAAGCAGGGGTGGCGGCGGGGGCAGTACATCCTCGAGTAGCTCACAGACGGCCAGCTCCGCGAAGGACTACACCGTGGATTCTACCGGAAACGCCAGTGTGATTCCGGCACGCAGCTTGAGCTGGGATCAGGATGAGGGTACGTTTGTTTGGAATGGTAAAACCTACTCGAAGGTGTCGGATCTGGTGAACGCTTGGAACAATGCGTCACTGAGCGATGAGGATGAGGCGGTGTTGCGGCGTAAGTTTAAGTCACAGACCGGTGTTGATCTGAGCAAATACGGGTATTAAAGGAGTTTGGCATGGCCGATACGAGGAGAAAAAACAGATTCGGCAGCGGCAATGGCGGCGACATCTCTGCCGCCATCCGCCAGAACACCGAGGCACAAAGCCGAGCAGCGTTGCAGAACGGTACGCTGCCGGTGTGGAAGGGCCCGTCGCCGAGTAAGAGCGGCACGGGCGCAACTGCGGGGAACGCCGCAAGCCTGCCCGGCAGCGACGCGTTTCAGCCGAAGGAGAAGACGACGCTCGGCGATGTGCTGAGCAATCCGATGTACTATGCGGAGAAAGTTGTTTCTGCGCCTCTTGATGCGCTTCAGTCCGGCCTGAAAGATATGTTCAGCGGGACGAAGAAACAGGAGGCGAGGCTGAATACAAACCAGCAGATGCAGGAGGCGGCGACGCCCAGCAAGGCTAAGCTCGCGGAGGGGACGATTGTCAAGGGCGCGGATCAGGCGGTGTCTGGCATTACGGCTACGCTGGACTGGCTGATCGGCAACCCGTTGAAGTCTCTGGGCTGGGAGTCAAACCCGATCTCAGAGTGGAACAAATACGTTCAGACGAACAAGGAAGCGAACGAGGTCTACTACGCGAAGAACCTGGCGAACGGTTCGAAGGCGCAGAAGATCGTGGACGAGTATGGCTCGGCGACGGTAGCGGCTATCCCCCAAGCAATCGTCGCCATGATGACCGCCGGGTCTTCTCTCGGTGCCCAGGGGGCGGGTGCACTCACCGCGGGCGGTACTCAGCTCGCTGGTGCAGAAGCAACCGCTGCGGCGAGCGCAGCGATGAATGCGTCAAAAGTTGCGTCCGCTGCAAATACAATTCGCAATGTTACAACGACGATGGCAAAGGACAAGAATTTCTGGGCGTCTTTTGCACAGGTCGCCGGTCAGGGCTATCAGGACGCGAAGGCCGATGGCGCCAGCGAGTGGGAGGCCAATATGTTTGCCCTAACGAACGGCCTCTGCAATGCGGCAATCGAGGTAGGCGGCGGTATTCAAACCCTCCCGGTCGAGCTTCAGGCGGGGAAAAAGGGCCTGCGCGCCTGGATTACCAGCGCCGCAGAGGAGGGCCAAGAGGAGGTCGTTCAGGGCGTTCTCGAGAGGGCACTGCAAAATTTGGTCTATGACCGGGGCAACCCGATTGCATCCGTTTCGGATGAGAACGCCGTGCTGAACCCCGTTACGTCGGCAAAAGAATTCGCGGGCGGCTTTGTCGTCGGCGGCGTTCTGGGTGGCGGGCAGACGCTCGCAAGCAAAGCCCTGACCCCATCGGCCGGTCGTGGCAAGACGGCTGGCGTCCGTGGTGCGGTCGCAGGGCAGAGCGCGATTGACCGGCAGATCAATTACAGCTTGGTTGAGCTGGGCTTGAACTACGCCGAAGGCTCTAAGAGCCGAGCAATCGCTGAGGACATGGCGGCGAAGCTGGACGCGGCGGAGGACATGACCAAATCCGGTGTGACGGCGAAGGACTACGGCCGCCTGCTGCGGACGATGCAGTCCGAGCAGAGCGCCCGGCCCGACCTGAGCCACAAGACGACGGCGCGCGTGGTGAATGAGGACGGCAAGGTTGTTACCCAGATGAGCTCGGTCGCCGAGGCATTCTGCACGCATGGCGACACGGCACCGGTCGCGGTAGAAAAGGCGCAGATCCTTGAACGGATGATGTCCGGCGAGCAGGTCAGCAACAAACAGCTTGAAAGCCTCGGTCTGCGAGACTCGAGCACTCAGGCGGTACTGACGCAGCTCACGGGCGTGGAAGTGCCGAAGGGCGCGACGAACAGCCAGCTCCGTCAGGTGTTTCGTGCTGCGGCCGAGACCGCCGTGGAGGCGAAAAAGGCAGAGCAGGCGCTGGGGCGCTCCGTTGCTCAGGCGCAGGTGGCTGTGGAAAAGGCACAGGCCGAAAACGCTGCCCGCGCGGATGAAGCGGCCGCATCGCTCATGCAGGAGGCGCAGACGAGTGTTGCGCAGGAGGCAAAAGCGGCGGAGACCTCGGCGGAGGGCGATACACCGGTCGCAAAGGGCTCCGAAGCCGATCGCGGCGTCATGGTTCGAGACGGACAGTATATCAGCCGCGAGGACTTTTTGGAGTACGCCGAAAACTATCTCAAGGAGCGAGGACTGCCCGCTACTCCGGAGCAGGTTGAAGCCCTGTATGAGAGAATGAAACAGTATAACACCGACAACGGCCCGTTGGTCGCGAGCGAGGAGGCGAAGGCGGAGAACGCTTTTTCCGTGGACGATACCGCAGACGCAACGCCGGTTCGAGAGCCCGGCAGCGCTACGAAAGAGCAGCAGTGGACGGCGCGCTTGGTGGCGGACTCCTTGCAGCATCTCGGCGTGAAAGCGGTCGTATTCGACGGAGCAAAGCTCGGCAGCGCGAACGCCATGATCGCCGACGGTATGATTTATCTCAATGAGCACAAGCTCGGCAGTCAGCGCATGATCACGTGGGCGATCGGTCATGAGCTGGTACACCCAGGGGCGAATTCGGATGCGAACCTCGTCAACACGATCATCGGGGCGTTCGACAAGCTGTCGATGAGCGGTGCGCTGACTGAAACGATGCAGTCGCAGGTGGACAATCTGGACGCGATCATCGCGGAAAAGACGGACGTTTACAAGCGATACCTCGTGCAGGAGCGCGGCATGACCAAGCAGCAGGCGGATAAGATCGTGACGGAGGACTACGTGCGCGAGGAGATCGCGGCGGACTGGATGGGCGAGGTGTTCGCCAGCCAGAATACGCTGGAACGTCTGGCCGGTATTGAGCCGGGGCTCGTGACGAAGGCACTGCGCGCGCTGGCGAATATCCGCGCACATGGTGAGACGGCTCTGCTCAAGGGCGGCAAGGATAATTCCACCGCCACCCGACGTTTGGACGGACTGGAACAGCGGCTGAAATCCGCGCTGGAACGGGCGGAAATGACCTCGCGTGCGCCCACGCGGCCGGAGGCGGAAAGCATTGACACAGCAGGAAAAACTGCGTATAATGAGAACGTAGAAGGCGAATCGCAGACTGCGGAAAAAACGCAGAGCACCACCACCGCCGAGAAACCCAAAGCCAGTCCGGAGCTGCAATCGGCGATCGAGCGGTTGACCGCGGGTGAGGATGTGAGCCGGGAGGAGATCGACCGTATTCCGGAGGTAGCCGAAGTTCGTGCGCTGCCGAAGATGAATACCGCCGACATCCAGACGCCGGAGCGCCAGAAGCTCCGGTCGGAGGTGCTGGAACAGCTTTACCAGCGCGGCAGCTATTCCAGCGAGACGCACGACTACACCGGCGAGATCGCGCAGGAGCGGCGCGCCGATATCGTCATCGGTGCACCCGCGGCTGGTAAATCCTCCGTGCTGGTGGATCCGCTTTCCGAGCAGCACAAGTCCCGCGTGATCGACAGCGATGATGCGAAGAAGCTGCTGCCGGAATACGACGATGGCAAGGGCGCCGGTAACGTTCACCGTGAGAGCTCGATGATTCGCAATGACCTACTCGTGCGGGCAGTTGAAAACGGAGATAACCTCGTTTGGCCGACCGTCGGGGACAAGCTGGATAAGCTGCTGCGCGACATCCAGAATTTCCGCGACAACGGTTACTCGGTGTATCTGCACCTGAATGAACTGTCGGCGAGTAAGGCGACCGGTCGCGCGCTGGGGCGCTACCTCTCGGAGGGGCGGTTTGTCGACCCGGAGGTCGTGCTGAAGGTTGGCGACAAGCCGACGCAGAACTATAATTACATTCGTCAGCAGGAGGGATTGATTGATGGATACTCGCACTACTCGAATGACGTCCCCCGAGGAGAAAAGCCGATCCTCTACGAAGCAGGAGACGCAGGGCGACCTCTGGAAGGAGATCGCGGAAGAGGGGTACGACAGCCTGGACGGAGCCTGGGAGACGCTCGCGCAGAGACGGAAGGCCCGCGAGACGGAAAGCGCTACAGCATCGACAGCGCCGATTATCGAGGACGGGAAGACGCTGGACGAACTGATCGCGCCGAACGACGCGCTGGGGCAGAGCTTGATGAAGCATCTGCGAGAGCGCGGGGCGACGGATCAGGAGATCTGGCAGTTCATGATCGAGAACTAACCGAGGCCGTTCGCCGTCGCGCGACAGACCGCGACGTACCGGATCTGGGGCTGCGAGAGACGGCGGACTACGAAGCCTTCTCGAAAGCGCTGGATGCGGCCCGTACAGCGAACCGCAACGGCGCGATGGTCGACCCGCAGAGCGTGGAGGAGCTGACCGAACACGGCGCAAAGACCTTCCTGAATGGGGACGGTACTGCGGGCGTGGCGGTGGAGCGCGACGGCAACATCGTCGGCGTGTTCAAGAACCCAAGCAATCACACACGCAAGGCTGCGCAGGATCTTCTGCTCAACGCGATCGCGGCGGGTGGCGACCACCTGGACTGCTATGTGCTTCAGCCGGAAGTGAGTCAATCCAACCTCGGCGACATCTATGCGCAGCTCGGCTTTGAGCCGGTCGCATATCTTCGCTTTAACCGTGAGTACGCAGACCCGAGTTGGGACTATGACTCGTTCGGCGAGCCGGATGTGGTCATGTGGGTACACAACGGTGACTCTGTTGGGACAGTTGTCGAGCGTATCGGCGACTACCACTACTACACGCCGGAAGAAATCCGCGAGACGTGCAAAGAGTTTACCGACTATGATGAGGCCAAAGCCTACCAGAAAGAACAGCTCGAAAAGAGAAAGACCGCACAGGCATCTGAGGACGCCGGTGCGGTTTCTGTTTCGGGTGATCTTCGGTATTCGGTTGGTGACTTTTCCGAGCAGGTCGATAAGGCTCTGAACGGCGAGTGGGATCGCTACAACGCGCTGTACGTTGGGGAAACCTCCCCGCTGATGGAAGAGCTCGGCTTGAAGCAGCTTCCGGTGCTGATGACGTCGAAGCATTTGAACGACATCGTCGCCGAAAAGAGCAGCAGTGACCGACGCAAACACGGGCTTACCCCGGATCAGGTGAAGTCGCTGGGCGGCATCCTGTCCGATCCCGCGATGGTGCTGGACTCGGCGCAGCGCAACGACGCGATCGTGTTCGTGTCCGATCAGACCGACGCGGATGGGCTGCCGATCGTTGCGGCGATCCGGCCGAACGGCAGCGGCGTGTACGAGATGACGAGCCAGCCGACGAACTTCCTGCTGAGCATGTATGGCCGAGAGAATTTTGACAAATTCATCGAGTCCGCTGCACGGGATGGGCGCATCCTCTACGTCAACAAAATAAAGAGCCAGTCGCTGCTTGGTGATGCGGGCGTACAATTCGCCACGGGCCTCAGCAACGCTGACTCTGATGGGATTGTACACCAGAGCCGAAATGTTGTCAATACCGAAGCGAAGGAAGCTCCGGCGAAGAACCCGGACGAGCGGTTCTCGGTTGACTCTGACACGCAGGCTGACCTTGACCGCGTGTTTGACAGCGACGACTTCCGCGCATTCCTCAGTGACTTCTACTCGGGTTATGGCTCGGCTGAGACCGGGACGACGACCGATACGACACAGCGGGTGTCGCGCGTGCGGTCGAACACCCTCGAGCAGTCGCGCCGCGAATCCGCCGCGCGGATGCTCGGCGAGGAGCGCGGGAAAGCGATTGACCGCATCCTGACCATGGAAGAGAAACATCTGGACGAGATGAGCCCCGAGAAGTACACCTACGACGTAGAGACGGAAAAGCAGAGTATGTCTCGCGCGAAAGAGCGTTTGGCACAGGACTACGACGGGACGAAAGCCGCACTGGAAAACGGCGTTTGGCGTTCCGGTGAGGATCTGGACGCCGCGATGGGTGTGCTTGCGTCGGAGCTGGCGGAGGCTCGCCGCACCGGCAACTACGACGAGGCCGTGGAATGGGCGCACCTGATCCAGGAGCAGGGCACTGGCGCCGGTCAGTTTATTCATGCGTTCGCAAAGTATACCCGCAGCCCCGAGGGCGTGCTCGTCCGCGCGGCCGAAACTCTGGACGAAGCGGGCGTTGCGCCGAAGCAGCGCGATGAGCTCCTCGACCGAATTGCCGACTTCACAAAGACCCTCGGCGCGATCGAGACAGGGGATAAGAACGCCATGATTCAGCTCATCCTCGATCAGGCCGAGCAGCGCAACACGAAGGTCAGCAAAATCACACTGCGAAATCTGGGGCTTCAAAAGTTCGAGTACCTGTATGATGCGGCGCTCAACCAGATGGACCAGATCGCAAAGGACTACGTCAAGCCGTCCGTCGGCAAAAAGATCAGCACCTACCAGACGATCGCGCACTTGCTGAACTTGCGCACCGGCCTTAGAAACATCGGCTCTAACCAGATCTTTGACCTTGTTGATTCCGCGGCGAACAATATCTCGCTGCTGCCGGATGTGATTTTTGGCGCATTTACTGGTCGGCGCACGGTTGGCTTTGAAAAGAGCTGGGCGTCGAAAGCAAAGCGTAGCGGAGCGCGGGAAGGCTTGCGCCGGTCGTGGATTGAGGCTTCGCTGGACATCGCGCCGGACGCCGCGAACAGCCGGGACAAATACGGCACCGCACGCCGCACGTGGAAGATGACCGGCAACAAGGGCGCACAGGCCATGTCGACGCTGGAGAAGGCGATGGGATTTGAGCTGAACGTTACGGACGAATTCCACAAGGGAAGCGTTACGGCAGAAACGCTTGAGAGCCTTGCCCGCGCGGTTGAGCGCGGCGACATCACGCAGGAAGAGGCCGAGATGTGGGCGCGCGAGGAAGCGCTGTATCGTTCGTTCCAGGACGATACGTTCGTGGGCATCTTCCTCGGAAACCTGAAGAATCTTTTCAACACGATTGGCGTTGGCAAAAGCGGAAAGAAGCTGGGCAAAGCCAACATCAAGGAATTCGGTCTGGGCGACCTTGTGCAGAAATACACGCAAGTGCCAGGCGCGCTGATTACCCGCACGCTTGAGTTCAGCCCGGTCGGCTATCTGAAAGCACTCTATAACACGGCGCAATTCGTTAAGGCCACGCGAACGGAAAAGGCGAAAATCTCCGCGGCGGAAGAGGCTCAAATGCTGGCTGACGAGGATGGCTCGCATAAGCAGAGAAACCGCCGTGCGCGCGAGGCCTTTCGCGCAAAGAATGCGGCCGAGGACGCGCGGGTTGAAGCGAACAAACGGCAGCGCGTGGCGGCGCTCGCCTTCGGGCGGGCGATAACCGGCACGGGCCTGATTATGCTGTTTACGATGCTCGCCGGGAAGGGTATCCTCCGCCGCGCGGACGACGAAGACGACGCTGATGCGAAGGTGCTGAAAGCCGCGGAAGGCATTTCCGGCACGCAGCTCAACGTGAGCGCGCTGGGGCGCTGGATCGAAGGCGAGAGCCCGGAGTGGCAGACTGGCGACGACCTCATGTCGGTTGAGTTCCTGGAGCCGCTGAACGCGCTGATGACCATCGGCGCACTGGTGGCGAAGGACAATGTCGACGCATCCTTCTGGGAGAAGGTCGGCAATTACGGCGGCGATTCGATGGAAGCGCTGTACCAGTCGATTCTGGAGATCCCGACGATGCAGACCATTCAGACCGTGCAGTCGACCGTGCAGTACCACGATGAGGACGGAGCGTTGCCGCTGTGGGCGGAAATTCCGTTCGAGGTCGCGCGGGGGAGCGTCACGGGGTTCATCCCCTCACCCATACGGCAAGCCGCACAGGCGAGCGATGAAGTGTATCGTGAGACGTATGGCGACAAGAACATCTGGAATCAGACGAAATCGTCGGTACAGAACTCGATGCCGGGCGCAAGAAACCGGCTCGACCCGAAGCTGGATAATTTCGGTCAGGCGAAGAAGCTGGAGAGCACGGCACGCAATGTGCTCAACGCCTTTGTGAATCCCGGCTCGCTGCGCACCTACCGGCAGTCGACCGTGTCCAAGGAGCTGGATCGCGTCTACGCGGCGACGGACGATGCGAACATTTACCCCGACCGGAACGCACCGTACACGACGAGCTATACACAGGATGGTAAGAAGAAGGACTTCAAGCTGACCGCAGATGAGCGACAGGCCTACCAGCGGTCGCGCGGGCAGACAACGTACCGGCTTATGCAGGACGTGATGAATGACCCCGTGTACAAGCACCTCTCGGCGGAAGATCGCGGCGAGGTGTTGACCCAGGTCAAGGGTTACTCAAACTACGTGGCGAAGAAGGAATTTCTTTCCGCGCACGGGGAGAGCTACTCGGACGATAAGTACGAGAAATACAGCGCCGCCTTGCAGACCGGCATGACCCTGTCGCAATATCTCACTGCGAAGGACGCAGTGGACGAGGCGGAGGGCGTGATCGACCCGAAGACTGGAAAGACAAAGAGCGGGACGAAGATGGCCGACGCCATCGAGATCATCGACGGCTTTGATCTGACACCGGAGCAGAAGGACTTCATGCTGCGCAGCAAGTACCCGACCACCAAGAAAAAAGTGCGCTGGCACTAAATGCACAAACACCCGGTACGGCGATGAACCGTATCGGGTGTTTTTTTGTTCAGTTCGGCCGAATGAGTTAGGCTATTTTGTGCTGTGGTGTTGCGGCGGACGCTATATGTGGCGGCGTGATGTTGCACCTATGTTGCACCTGCAAAGCAAGAAACCATTGATACTCCTAAGAAAAATGAGCGTTTTGAGACAGACTCCGACTCTGTAGGCCAGCGGTTCGAATCCGCTCGGGCGTACCACGAAAAAACC